CTACTTTTCCCCTTCATACGGTAATCCCTTAATTTCAGGGTGTTCACTTAGCATTTTAAGACGTACTTGATCTGCCATGAATTTTCGTTCTAACACTGCTATCTGAATAGTTCGCCAATTTTCAACTCCCCGAAAGTCACCAAATTCGCATGCCTCTTTAATTCTATCCTCCACATAATTGAGTACGGCTTTGTGATTTCCAAATGGGCTTGGGATAAACAGTTCGCATTCATAACAGGCTATAGGGTAATCCTCGGTACAAAAGACTTCTTTACCACATAGACCTACATCATGGGACTTATGCTTTGTGTAGAGTTTTATTACCTTTTCAGTGTCAACAGAGATCACTTGGTTTTTATCGAATCGTTTAGCTAAAGCCGAAAGAGTTGTCTCTAGATGTTCGCCAATTTTGATAGCCAAAACGGGGAGCGCATTCACGTAAGCCATGGCAGCCTTGTAGCTAGCATGGTCTAGAGAGTTTGCGACCTCTGCAATAGATGCTCCAGATATTGCTAACTTAGTTGCATGAGTATGTCGCAAGCGTCTTGCCGTGAGATGAAGTATCTTACCTGTACGCTCAGATGAAATGGAAAATATTGAATTATCTTCAAAAGCATTGTTTATTCTTGCTTCGACACCTGCTCTATTGTGTAAAATTTTTCCATCCAGTACTGTATTGATGCTGTGTCGGGAGATTTCACTTCGTAATACTTGAGTGGGCCTTTCAATACAGAATAAAGGAACATGTTTCTTTTGCTCTAAAGTCAGAGGGCCTAATAATTTTTCAGTTAACGTGATTGACCTATCAGCAACAGCTGAAATATCTTTATCAAAATCAAGCTCCCAAGATAATGGTATCTCGTTGAACTCTACACGGAAGGTTTGAAATTTCTGCTTCGCAATAGGACAGTTGTATAGTATAACTTTCTTTGGTGTGCCATCTATGTTTATAAATCCATTCTTGAAATCACAGAGCTTAGTATTTGCCAATTGCTCTGCACGCTTGCCAGTTATGAATATGAGCTTTAATATTAAATAGGTTTTTTCACATATTTTACCAGTGAAATGAGCGCGGACAAGTTGGTATATAAATTGTTTTCGTTCGTATTCTGTCAGAGCACGAGTATCTTCGCTCTTTTCATGGTTGAATCTGTTTCCACGGTCACCTATAACTAGCTCAGATAAATAACTCTCCATTCCTGGTTCAAAAGCATTTCCGTAACCCTCTAGAAAACAGCGCTCAAGAAATACCTTTACATTTGATTTAATATGCTTTGGTTCATCTGATGCAAAGAAAGTTAAAATCACATGAATAGAAATGCCATCAGCAGCGTCAACATAAGTGCTTAAAAATCTTTTAAAGTCTAGAACTGATATGCAAACGGTAGATGCTGCCAATTGAGTGGCTCGATAGGCAAAAGTACGTCTAAGGGCCTCTTCTTGAGCATGAGGCAAAAAATCAGCTAGCCAGTCAATATTTAAAGACGAATTCACACTTAACTGCCATCGAGAAGTGTAAATATCAAACTCAAAACCATCCTTGGATGTGTAGGTCTCACGCTCTCTTGACGGAATTGAGTATCCATTTTCCCGACGTTTATTCACCATGCTATTCCTTATTTAGCAAGAAAAGTATGTTTGATACGTCCTGTACATATTCATCTTGCTGCTTTATTTGGCGTTCGAAAAGATCTTCTTTAATAAATTTACGTGCATAGAGCCGTACAGTTGGTGATTTTTCACTTGCCCATCCAAATTTGAGCAAGAGAAGTTCTACAAAATCTTTCCATTCTTTGCCTTCTTTTTTCATGCGAACACAATACTTCCATGTTGCAGTATGTCTAAATACGTGAGGTGTTAAATCAATCGATGTAACCTTGCGTATATCCTCTGTAATACTATTAATGCTGTGTAATGGCTTTCCCTGGCTACTGTTACTGTGACTGACAAAAATGTATTCTGTTTTTTGTCCATTTGGTGTTTTTGCCTTTACCTCTGTTATGTAGTGGTTAAGAGCTTTAAATGCAGTATCACTGATGGGAACTTCACGTTGAACTGTCTTGGGAAGTCTTTGCTTCTTGCGAGGATCGTTGATAGAGCCAGACCGTTGAACTATACGTAAGCCATATTGTTTGGTCTTACCACGAATTACATCGGTAATCTTCAAATTCAGTAGCTCACCACTTCTCATGCCTGAATCAAGTAAAACCAAAATAATCGTGAAGTTACGAATTCGTGTCGCCTCTCCATCCCATGGATTTTCAGGTGAAAGTGGATTTACAACCTTAAGAATTCGCTGAATCTCGGCATTTCCAAGAGACTTTGATGCACCGAAATTATCCTTAGGCACTACTACCTTTTGACCACCTAAGGAGGTTTTAAATTCATAACCAACGGTGCGAATCTGTTCTCTTGTTATGCTTTTGCTATGGCAGTCAGAGAGAATGTTTGATAACCACTCAATGTACTTTCCAATGTACTTGATTTTATCGTTGAAATTGGCGGGGGTGACCTGCCGCGGTATAGCATCAAACTTTTTCCAGATGTTTCGAGCCTGGCTCGTTTTCACATGTATTTCGCTTGTACTTGTATTGAAGCTGGAAATGAGTTTTGGTAGTTCGTCTGCACGTAACTTCAAAATTGAGGTAAGTGAGTCAGTATCATTAATGTTGAAGGCTTTACCACTGGCTATTTTGTCTATGAGATTGATACCTCTAAGCTCAGCCCACATGAAGAGTGATTGAAGTGCTTGTAGATGCTTTTCAATCGTACCTAGACGAAGGTGGCGTGCGCGGAGAGAGTTTGTGACATATAGCGTAGACCAGTAGTCGGGCACTCCTGACTCACTATCAAGCAGAAGCATATTTCTCTGACCAGATGGTTCTATGTATAGTCTCGTTACTAGCACATATCTTCCTCAAAACTCTCAGCTTAAAGAAATGCTAGTTGTTGGGCAAAAAAAAAGCAAGCCAACTTTCCTAATGGGAAGTGCTTGCTTTTGTTGCCTGTAAAGGCTTATGAGACATTTTGAGGAGTAAAACTTCCTGAAAACTCTCAGTTGTAATGTGGTGGAGCTGGGGGGATTTGAACCCCCGGACTGTGCAGCTTTACCAATTGAACTATAAGGCTTTTTTATTTTCCGGTTGGATTTTGGATCAGGATTGGCGCTTTTGCTGTCTGGCCGTCGTACTCGGCGAGGTAGGATCCGTAGTGCCGAAACAGCATTTCTGGCCCCTTGTGTCCCATCTGACTGGCGAGCCAAAACAGGTTGCAGCCGCGGCTGATGTTGGCCGTCGCGAAGGTGTGGCGGGTCTGGTAGAGGTGGCGGTAGCGAACGCCGGACCGCTTGAGGGTGTAGAGCCAGGCTTTCTTCCTGATGGCGTCGGCCCCGGCCCAGGGCTGGTTGAGCTTGGGGTCGTCGAAGACATACTCCCCCCGCATGAAGGTGAATCGCTTCTGGCTGGCCAGTGCCGCCAGCGCCTCGCCGGTCAGTTCGATGGTGCGAGTCCCAGCCCGGGTCTTGGTGGTCTTGATGACGCCGACCACTTTGGCGCGCGACACCTGCACGGTGTTACCGATCCAGTCGATCGCCTCCCAGCGCAAGGCGCACAGCTCTGACGGCCGCATCCCGGTCGCGAAAGCGAAGGCGAACAGGTTGGCCCATTGCTCATTGATGCCGCTGGCTGTCGAGAGGATGGCGGCCACTTCCTCCGGGGTGAAGGGGTCCACGTCTTTGACTCCCGATTCAGGAACTGAACTCCCGTCCAAATATCGGGAAACGGTCACCAGCGAAACCGGGTTTGATGCCAGCAAACCATCCGTGACAGCCTCGTCGATGGCGCTGCGCAGGAACGACAGTCGGTTGCGGGCCGTCTTCGCGGTAGTGCCTCCCCTGATCAGCCAGTTTTTCACCTGGGCGGGGGTCAGCTCCGAGACGGTGATCCCGTGCAGATCGGCCAGCGCCTTGTGGCACTTGCGGTATCCAACCATCGTGGATGGGCTCAGCCCCCGGCGCTCGCAACGCTGCAGGTACTCGTCCAGGTAGTCGGCCACCTTGGCGGCGATCGAGGCGCCGCCGAACATCCGCAGCTTCTTGGATTTCGGGAAGTAGTCGGCATAGGCGAATTGGCCCCGCTCTATCTTGCCCTGGATCTCCCCGAGCAGGCGGGAGGCGTAGCGCACGTTGGCGGTGGTGTTCGGCAAGTTGGACAGGGGCTCGCGACAGCGAACCCCCTTGAACGTGAAGGTGATGTTGATCGTATCCCCGCGGACCGTTACGCCGCGTGGGAGCTGTTTTTCATTGCCCACTTGGTTACCTCCGCGATGTTGACCCAACGCTCCTTCACCCCATCCACGTTGACGATGTGCACCCCCAGCTGCCAGATGCCGCGCTGGATCCGCTTGTTGATGGTGTCCCGATCGGTGAGCTCGATGGTGCTCAGGTAGGTGCTGAGCGGGATGGCGTCAGGCATTCTCATTATGATGAGCTGGCCCTGAATGTGGCTTTGCGCCGGGTCTGCTGCTGTTCCCATGGTTGTTGGTCCTCGTCAGTCTGGTGATTTCATCCCGTCCCGCTCGGTTGTAGAGGAAGCATTCAACCTGCTTCCTGCTGCTGACCGCCTGGTCAAGGCGGTACTCCCCGAACGCCGGGCGTTTGAGTTGGTGCTGGTTGGCCAGCCGGCCAATGGCCTGGGCGCTGACCCCCAGCTCCTTGCCCAGCTCGGTGGCGCTCCAGAGCTGGCCGGCAACCCGGGGCGCTTCGATAGGCAAATCGAAGTGCGCCAGGATGCGGCCGATCTCGGCGAGCTTGGCCGAACGGGAAAGAGTGGGGGAGCGCACGGTGCTGACCAGCTCATTGAGTAGCTGGCTGTCTTGGTCGATGGTCAGTTGAAGTTGCTGCATGGCGTGGCCCTCCTGTCCCAGAGGATGGGGCGCCGGTTGAGTTGAAGGAAGGGCCGCGATTACAGCAGGGTCAGCACCATCAGTGCGGCCAGGGTGTTTAGCGCCAGGATGGCGAGCCCGGCGGCCCGCTGTCTGGTCATGCCGCCACCTCGTCAGCCAAGTGCGGCACGGGGAGGATTATGGCCTTGCCGAGCTTGATGGCCAGGGCGTGCTCTGCTCTGGCACCGGCGCTGCGCTCCCAGCCAGGCAGCATGACCAACTGATCGGCCATCTTGACCATTTCGATGCAGATGGCCATGTATTCGTGTTGCTCCAGCCCATCCGGCAGGATCGCCGGGTTTAGGGCCACATGGCCCAGGCCAAGCAGGCGTTCGGCCTCCAGGTTGAAGGCGTCGCGGTTGAAGTTCGGCAGGCCTGACATTGGGCCAGAGATGAATGTCTTCATTTCCGTATAACTCCAGTGATGTGCGACCAAAGCCGCCCGGTTTTAATGTGATTCACAGTGGCCAGAGAAACGCCGTACTTCTTGGCGAGCTCACTTTGAGTTGATGTCCTCTCTTTAATTTCATCGAACAACTGTTCAACAATCTCTTCGGTTAGGACGGAGTTTTTGTGCTCACTCCCCCTTTTCGCTACCGTTACTCTCCTGCCTTTCTTGTCCATATCCTTTACGTTATCCATGTTGCTTCCATGGAATAAATGCTCTGGGTTAACACAGGATGGGGTGTCACACCGGTGCAATATGCACTGGCCGTGATACCCATCGGATTCAGGTATTCGCCCTATAAAGAGTTCGTATGAAACTCTTGATGCGGTAACCATAGAGTTCCTTCTCTTGCCCTCATGGTTGCAAGCTCCACCAACTGAAAATTTTCCGTAACCTTTTCTATCTTTGGCGCCAGTCCACATCCAGCACCCAGAGTCGGAATTGATGGCTGTTTTGCTGAGAAACCGCCTCTTGAAGGCTTCTACATCCTTAATCTCAATCCCTGCTATAACAGTTATTTGCATGGTTGATTCCCAATGAAAAGCCCCGGACTGGCCGGGGCTTTAGTTGAACGCGGTGGCTATTAGGCTGGCACTTGGCTGTCAGTGCCTGCGCCGGTCATGACTTGGCTGCTTTTCATAAGCGCCATGTTGTTCTTGTGGGTACGAACGGGCGTATCAACCTCAACCGATACCGGGACCCCGCTTATCTTCACAACAGTGCCGCTTGGAATTATCCCCACGACAGTCTCAGACAGCGAGCAATCACACGCCCCTAACAGCTCCGGCACGCCGTGATTGTTGGTTGAGCAGTCAGAGTCGTGAGTCGGCGTACTGAGTGGCGGTGGTGTCACATAGGAATCGGTTCCCTCATCCCACACCAGCACATCCTTGGCATCCCAGAAGAGCACGCGCATCTCCGGCGTATCGGTCAGCCCAAGGCGGGCGAGCGCGTATCCGTAGAGGCAGGCAACCGAGTGTTCGCCTTCAACTGCGGCGCAGTCTTGTCCTTTGCAATCTTTCATGGGTTTATCCTCGTGGTTAAAAGAAAACCCCGGGCAGGCCGGGGATCTGGTTATGCTCGCCAGCCGCGGTACCCGATAAAGCCCGGCGCCAGCACCTGCCGGAGGGGCAGGACGGGGAGGTGGGCTATCAGGGTCTTGAGCTGGGGGTTATCGGGTTGGCTGTCGATGGTGACCCGGGCGCCGGGGTTGATGCGGAGGTATCTGGCGCGGGTCTCTTCGGCTTCGGTGCGGGTCAGGCCTTGCTGGATAATGGGGGCTCGGTAGCGCACGACTCACCTCCTTGTAACACCGCAGGCGCGGCGAGATCCGCCCGCACATACGGCACCTCGCAGGCAATCACCGAATCAGCGCACCAACTCACCTCGCTGGTATCGCTCGGGAATGGCTCGCTGTGGTAGTGGCTCTGGTCGCCAACCTGCAGCCAGATCCGCTCCGGCGCGGTGCGGATGGTTTCGGTTACTGTCACAGCAGGATCCGGCAACTGGTCAGCCAACGCGGCGTCGATGCGATCAAGCAGGTCGCAACCCCGGTAGTGTTCGGAAATGGTCTGCGGTATCGAGGCACCAATGTATCCGTGTAGATCTCGCAGCAGATCTGTTATGCGTTGCTGTTCGCTCATACATCCCCCAGCATTCTGATTTCGTCGTCCGTCAGGCCAGCGGCCCGGGCCTTATCCATCACCCGCAGGCGCTCTACATTGAGCGCGTCAGCGCGGCGATCTGCATCGTTGGGCTCGATGATGCTCACCGGCGCCAGCCAACCGCCTCGCACCTTCACGGCGATCTCCTTGCTGACGTGAGCGTCGCTCCCCTGGACGCCCTTGCGTGTCGCCATGCGTGCGGCGGTGGATGCTGATCCGCAGACGTGGATCGGGTACTGATGCCCACGCCCCTCGGTGAGGTCGGTGTTGGTGTAAACCACCCAGACCTCTTTGGTGTCGGTAATGGTGATGTCGGTCATAGCGGAGCCTCCTCACCACCCAGGGCATTGAACAGGGCCGGGATGAACTGGGAGAGCTCGCCGGTCACCAGGGCGAAGTCCGCGTCCAGGCGGGCGGCCGGATCTTCACTGGTAATGTCGTCGTTCTGCTCGCGCATGTCCTCGCTGAATTTGAGGCGCTTGATGGAGAGGTCGTCGCCCAGCACAAAGCTGAGGCGCTCACCCCAGTTCAGGGCCAGTTTGGTGACCAGCTTGTCGTTGGCGAGGTGGTTTTTTACCTCGTCGGTCATCAGGTCTTGCTGCTTGAAGCGGGCGATCCCGCCGTGCTCCATGGCGCTGCGCAGCTCGGATTCATCCTCCAGGGTGAAAGCTGCCGGCAGGTTTCCCTCTTGCAGCCATGCGGTCATGGTGATCTCGGGTGGGTTCTTGAGCGCCACCGGCACCACCGGCAGGCTCCCGATAGACTTGCGCAGCAGGGCCAGCACATCATCCGCCTTCTTGGCGGAGGAGGCATCGACCATCAGCAGGCCGTCTGCCGGGTTGATCCAGGCGAAGGTGTTGGCGGTACGGCTGAATGCCCGGGGCAGCAGGGTGTGAAGCAGCTCCTCCTTGAGAGCCTCCTTCTCTTTCTTCTTGAGGGTGCGCCCCTGCTCGAACTCGATTACCCCGACTTTCTCTGCCAGTTGTTCCTTGATGACGGCGGTCGGCAGGATCTTGTCCTCGCGGCGGGCGCACAGCAGGATCTGGCCGTTGGCGGCATGGATCAGGGTATGGCCGAGCTTGCCGAAGGGGCGGGTCCAGCCAAAGCGGAATATCCTGGCTGCCGCAGGGGGTGAAGGCACACGCCTCCAGTTGGTTTTCCAGCTGTTCGTCGGTCAACTCGAACGGGCGGGTGAAGCGGTAAACTTGAAGGTTTTTAAACCACATGGTCTGGGTCCTTTGGTCGGTTAGTTGCGGGCTTTCTTGGCCTGCAGGTCGTGGATCTTCTTGGCTGCGGCCTCGGCGGTTTGCCGGTCGCAGGTGATGCCGCCGGGCAGGATGAACTTGCCGGGCTGCTTGGGATGGGGCATGACGACGCCCAACCCGATGACTACTGCACCGCAGTAGGGGTTTTCCGTGGCTTTCATGGGGGTCCTCGACATACCCACCGTTCCTGTGGGGATAGCGTTGGATGGGTTGGGGGTATCAGGCTGCGGACTGCTCTGGTAGTGATGGGGCTTCGTTGCCCCAGCAGTCCCAGCCTGGGGCGGCTGCTCTGGCAAAGAGCTCGATGCGTGGGACATCACCGCACAGTTTCTCGATCGCCTCTCGGCACTCGTGCGGCTTTTCGCTGTGGCGCCCCACCTTGGCTCGAATGACCGAGCGCACCGCCTTGTTTACTACCAGGTTGCTGACTTTGCCCTTGATGCCGATCAGGGCGCACTCCGCACCGGCCCGGGTTGCCCACCCCATACCGAAGTGGGGGTTGTCGTTTACGGTGCGCTTCTCCCACACCAAGCCGGTCATGGTCATGATCCGGAATCCCCAGGCTTGGCACAGGTCTATGGCCTCTTGTGGCATGCTGCCTACCCACCACATGACCAGCATGCAGTTGTCGTCTGCCAGCCTCGCCACTGGCAGCGCCTTCATGTCCTCTATCGATGTGACGCTGTACACCTGCGCAGCCCCGCTTTTCATTGAGCCGCCTGACTTCTTCGATTTGAATTGCCAGGCTGGGTCCGCGTAGATCACTCGGTACTTGTGGTTTGTGCTGTGGATGTCGATCTTCATGCAGCCTCCTTGTGCTGCTCAGCGTGCTGGCCAGCTGCGAACTTCTCCTCCCACAGCTTCACCTTGAGCTCGCAGGCATAGACGATCTGGCCGACCAGCTTCTGGCCGATCCCCTTCACCTTGTCCAGCTTGTTCCCCTGGTGGCTCATCACCTTGTAGAGGGTGTCGATCCCGGCCTCTTCCAGCGGCTTGATGGTGCGCGGCGGTAGGCCGCATTCATGGATGCTGACTGTCTTGGCCCATTCGGTGCGGGGTTGCAGGTGGGGGTGACTCTGCTCCAGTGCCTCCTGCATGAAGGCGAAGATGTCCTGCGTCATGGCATCAGGGGCCCCGGCACCATATGGCGTCGGGTAGATGGGGTTCATCCACTGGCTCAGCATGACCGAGCAGCCGGAGCCATCGGATTTCATGGCGTGCAGCTTCCAGCTGAGGTCGTTGATGAGGTAGGGGAGGTTTGACTGCAGGCCGTGATCCACCAGGTAGACATTCCAGAGCGTGCCGTCCTCGCCCTTGTAGGTTTTGCCGAGGTGTTTGTGCCAGATCAGCTTAGCGGCTCGGGCGCTCTCCAGCTCCATGATAACGGTGTGACGGCTTTCCAGCTCACGATCCTGCTCGTTGATGGCATCCAGCAGGTCTTTGATGCGGCGCTCGAGTTTCAGCACCTCGGCGCGGTAGGCGGCCTCATTGCTCTTGTGCTTGGCGATCGCGGTGCGCTGCAGCTCCAGCTGGTCGTTTTTCTCCTTGATGCGGCGCTTCATTCCTGCCGGGTCCATGGTCTTGAGGTCAGCCAGCTGGCGATCGGTCTGGCGGGAGGTGAATTGCAGGGCGCTGAATTTGGCCTCAATCTCGTTCAGGGCGCGCTGCGCCTTGTAGAGCTCGCCTGCTTTGGCTTCCAGCTCGGCGGCGCCTTCTTGCCGTGCGGCAACGATGCGCTGCTCGGCTTCGGCAACCTGCTGGCGCAGCTCGCTGACCAGAGCTGCCTGGGTGAGCAGTTCGCCATCCCGGCCTTCCAGCTCGCCGATCAGGGTGTTGAACTCGTCGATGTGGGCGTTGGCGGCCTCGCTGATCATGGTCAGATTGGCGTTGAGCAGGGTTTCGAATCCGCCGATGGCGGCCTTGGCCGGGCCGTCAGGCATCAGCATGATGTTGCGGATCTGGCTGGTGAGGGTGTTCAGGGCAAGGCTGGTTGCCTCGCTGGGGTTCAGTTCGGTGGTCATGGTCGGGGTCCTGTTAATGATGGCGCGGTTTCTGGTAGCGGGCATGCAGGTTTTCGCTGTCAACCCAGCGAGTGGCTAGCACGATCAGTGCGCGCTGGCCGTCCGGTTTTACGGTGGCGCCGCGCTTGCGGTACGCATCGATCGCCTTATCGCGCTCCACGGTGGTGAGGTAGGCTTGGGCAAATTTCATGTAAACCTCAGTAGTTGATGGATAGGTGCTCGATCTTGTTGCTGGCGATGTGCTTGATGAGGTTGATGGCTTTCCCCTCATCGATCCCCAAGCCCATCAGGTCCATCAGGATGGCGTTGTTGATGGTGCGGCGGTGCTCCATATCGGCGGCGCGCGCAGCATCCTCTGCGGCTTTCTGGCGCTGCACGTCGGCGATGCGCTGACGCTCTTGTTCTGCGGCGCGGGCGGCAGCCTCTTCCGCCTGGTGTGCGGCGTTGGCTTCGGCCTGCTGGCGGGCCAGCTCGGCGGCTTCGGCATCGCGCCGGGCTTGTTCTTCACGTTCACGGGCGGCCTGGGCTTGGCGCTGTGCCTCCTGCTCGCGGTGCTGGGCGGCTTCACGCTCCAAGCGCTGGCGATTCTCTTCCTGAAGGCGGGCTTGCTCCGCCGCCTGCTCGGCTATCAGGCGCTCGCGGTCGATGCGATCCTGTTCAGCCTGCTTCTGGCGCAGCTGCTCCAGCTCTGCCTGCTCGGCTTCGTACTTCTGGCGGGCTGCCAGGGCCTCGCCGAGGCGCTTGGTTGCCAGCTCCTTGGCGACGGTCGCCTGGGGCAGCAGCTCTTGCCAGGAGTCGTCCATGGCGTTCTGCTCGACCTCCTGCAGCATGACCTGCAGGTCGGCGGCGGCGATCTCGATGCTGGCAGAGGATCCCAGTTCATTGAGGCGGGCCAGTCGGGATTGCAGTGCTGCCACCCGGGCCTCCTCTGCCGCTTCGTACTGGGTGAGCGGGGCGCGCACCTCGTCTTTCAAGGTGTCCAGGGTGTCGCGCAGGGTTTTGCGGTTGGCGTCGATGCGCTTGGGGATCTCCTTGTACTGGTCGGTCAGCTCTTTGCCGAGCCCGTCCAGGTAGGTCTTGGTGCGGGCAACGGCATGGGCGACGCTGGCGATCTCCTTGCGCCCCTTGGGGGTGGTAATGTCGGGCACCAGGCTGGTTGCCTTCTGGCGGATATCGGCCAGCAGTTCAGCCACGCCCTGGCCCTCGGTGAACAGGGCGACGGCGGTGGTGGGTTCGATGACAACCAGCTGGGCTTGGGTGTTGTCTGCTTTGGTCTTTTCGACAGTGGCTTGTTCGGTCATGGTGGGGTCCTTGGGATTGAAAAGGCCCGCAGTGAGCGGGCCTTGTTGGTTATTGCTGGGCGCCGTTCCCGGCACTGAGCTGCTTCTTGCGCTCGCCGGCGATCTGCTTGATACCTGCGATGATGTTCTGGTCGCCGGTTTCGTTGGCCCAGGTCCAGGCGGTGGTGTAGGCCTGCTGCCACTCGGCGGTATCGCTGGATCCCTCTATGGCGGCACAGTGGTCGGCGTAGGCGTTGGCGTGGTCCGCTTGGGCGGGTTCGGCCATCTGCTCATGTTCCAGGGTGACCGATTCGGTGCTCTGGCTGCGGATGGCATCCAGGGTGCGGCTCTTCGCTGGGGAAGTCTGCTGTGGCTGGTTGCCTGGGATCTCGTTGATGATGATCTCCTTGCCCTCCATCTCCTCGGCGGTGGGCTCGCTACCGATCTCCGGCCAGGCCTTGCGCAGCGCCTGCGCCTCGGTGCACTTGGCGAGCTGGGCATAGGGCCGCTTGCGCCACATGGCGTTGGGGCACTCGGTCTTGCCGCTCTGGGTGGCGTAGTTCTCCTTCCAGCGCTCCAGGGCGTGGAAGGCAACCCGCTGGCCGTTGACCATCTTATAGACGGTGTACTTGCACCACTGCGGGTAGGTGACCTTGATCTTGGCGCTCTGGTTGTAGGGGTCTTGGAACTCTTCGGTGACATCTGGCCCGAACACGGGTTCATCGGCCCCCGCGTAGTTGCCGGAGCGATCGGCCTGGATCCGGTACATGCCGATCCCGGGCATCGGCACATCCCGCCAGACCTTCTCTTTGCTGCGGGCATCGGTTACCTGCATGGGGACGAGGTGGACCGGCTTGAGCAGAATATCCAGGCCGCGCGCCTTACAGTAGTCGATGGCCATGACCACCGAATCGGGGTTGGCTCCCGGGTAAATGGTGTTGCACAGGGCGTTCCAGGTCGGCTCGTCGATGCCTCGCTGGACGAGAATGGGGAACTGGGCGGCGAAGTTATCGGCCGCCTGCTGCTTGATACTGGTGATGTTGTTCATGCTGCTTTCCTTGTCGCCCAGGCTGGGCGCTGGAGGGGTTTGAAGTCGTGCCAGTCGTTGTTGACCCGGCAGTCGTGGAAGCGATGGAGGTCGCGGCGGAACAGGTCCTTGCCCGCATCCTTCCAGTCGTCGGGGAGGGGCCGCACCCGCACCGGGTAGCGGCCACAGTTCACGCTGGTGCTGACAGCCAGAAACACGAATTCCGGCTGCTCGCCCATCACCCGGTGGAAGCCTTCGGAGTACATGGCGTCCTGAACGTGGTAGCGGAAGTCCTCGACATGGCGCTCTAAGCGACTCATGTCGTCCACCGACTTCACGTCAATGATGACGGGGTGATTGCTCAGGTGGCGGTCGGGGCGGACCCGGCACAGCTCCTGGGTCTCTGGGTCAATCCAGTAGAAGGAGGCCTCGCTGTGCCCCTCCTGCTCCAGCAGCCAGCGGGCGTCCGGGTGGGCCATCACGCTGTCGCGCATCAGGTAGAGCTTGCGTCCCTCCTCGGCATCCATCACCGTCTTGCCCAGCTCTGCGCAGCTGGCTAGGAACTCGGCCTCTTCTGCCTTGCCGGCGTTGGTGCGGCGGTTGAACGGTGGGGCGATGATGAAGCGGTCTTTGAACTCGTCTGGCTCCAGCAGCAGGCAGTGGATGGCGCTGCCCATGTCGAAGGCCTTGAGCTTCTCTTCATCGAGCGGGGCGTTTTTGGCCCAGATGTAGGTGGCCGGGCTTTCGGCGATCTGGTCGAGCTGGCTTTTGCTGACCCCGGGGCCAGCGTGGTACTCCTCGTTGGAGAGGCCGAACACCCGGCCCAGCGGGTGTGCGGCGGACGTGTCGGCGAAGGCGTTCATAGAGGACCTCCTTCTGCTGTCAGTCTGCGACCTATGCGAGTGATGGCGCTTCTAATTTGGCCAAGCCTCACCCTCGCCCTGACTCGCTTCAATTTGTACTCGCGCACTTTCTGGCACCAGCAACAAACCTCATCCTTATCGACGCACTCCCGATAGAACTCTTCGAACTCAATGCATTCGTAAGGGTCTTGTTTTAGTGACCGGTATTCATTCACAACCGTCTCGAGGCATGGGGTGCCAAAGGAGTGAAAGTTACTTCCCTCTCCAGCTGTATCAACGCTTTTGCACCGAGAATATGCCTCAGAACCCAGCGCCTTTAGCCTGCGAACCTCATCGGCCCAGAAGGCGTGATCTCGCACCAGCGTTAAAATGCCAGTTTCTGTGGTTTTCATGCTGCGCTCCTTTGCTGGTACTGCTCCCATTGCTGGTCGCTCATGGCGTCGTGCAGGGCGGCGAGGTGACTGCGCCAGGCGGCCTGGGCCAGGGCGGCCAGGGCGGCGTCCATCAACTGCTTGGTGAGCTGCATCAGCGGGGCAGGATCGCCCTCGGTCATCAGCAGGAACATCGCCTGGTTGAGCTGCAGGCCCTGGTCGTGGTTCACCTCGGCCAGCAGGGTGGACAGGTCGGTATCGAGTTCCCCGGCCAGTAGCAGTGGGCGGTTGGCTGCGGTCCACTCGGCGATCCACTCGGCCTTGGCGTTGGCCTCGGCCTCCTGGCTCTCCAGCAGGGCGAGCAGGGCGGTTTCGTTGGTCATGGCTACATCTCCATTTCCAGTTGCAGGGCTCGCGCTTCGTGATACTCCTCGATGGCGCGGCGGGTGGCGGCTTTGTTGCGGGCCATCCGCGCCTGCTCGGCGGATGGGGCGGCGTCTACGTGGTACTTGCGGCGGGGGGGGGGCACCCACATGCCACGCCAGACCTTGCCTCGCCATGCCTCGCCGTGCCATGCCGCGCCACGCCCCGCCACAGCGCCAAACACACTCAACGAATGCGCTTGGCGCTGGGCGGTTTTTAACGAGGTCCGCCACCTCCCTTGCCGCGCCGAGCCTTGCCCAGCCCGGACAAGCCGCGCCGTGCCTGGCCCCGCCGGGCCGCAGCCTGCAACCCCCTGATGCAAGGGGCTCCAGGCTGGCCACTGTTGCCAGTGGCCTGCGTTCACGTTCACGCACCGCCTTCCGGATTGAACGGGGTATCGGCGCATCCCTACCGGCATCGGGATTCGTGGTTGTGAGCCGGTTCCAAGCTGTTAAAGAGCAGTGCAATCCTGAATTCAGGCTGCAAGAAGCCAAGACACACTCGCGGTGTCTATTAAATGCGTCTTGGCTTGAGCCCTATGCGTGGGAGGGCTCGACCCTGTTATCAAACTGCGGAGCGGTGAAACTGCATGCGCCAGTGGAGGAGGGCGCTGCGCTTGGTGATGCCGTTGGTGCGCTTCTGGGCTGCGCGGGCTGCAACAATCTGGTGCCGCTCGGTGGCCATCATGGCCAGGTGCAGGCGCTGCTTGATGGCTCGGCGGCGGGCGGCGTTGCCGTTCAGTCGGTCAGCGATGGCGGCAACGATCTGGTCGGCGCGTTTCGCGGCCCTGGAAAAAAGGCGTCTGGTCATGGTACATTCACTCCTGTTGGCGAGTTGGTCCTCGCTGATTCCCACGTGATTCGTCATGCTGGGTCCTGATTGCTGGGGTTGGTCCCTCAGCTTTCACTGACCGGGTGGTCCCCGGTCCTTCGAAGCCCGCCTTGTGCGGGCTTTGTCGTTCTTACGCGCTGGTCAGGCGCTTCACTGCTGCCCTGGTTGGGGCTGGGTCCTGTTGCTGGTTGCCTAAGTTCTGTGTGGTGGCCGGAGCTGATCCCGGCACATTCTGTTTTCGAGGAAGACCCTCATGGTTTTGAACCGCACCGCTGGGCGTCGCATCAGCCTGCGCATTCACCACAACTGTGGATTACACTCACTCAAGTGTGTCTTCCGGGCGTTTTGTTTGACGCCCTAAGTCCAGTTAGGAATGCAATCCCAGTTGTGTTCTGGCCTTTTACTCCGCCAGATCCGGAGGTTTGCCGGTTACGTCTCCGGCCCGGGCTCTCACCGTTCGTGTGGCATTACCCAAGACCTTCACCACGATTGGCCGCCTTCCACGCTGCCCCTTGTTGTTTTGGTCTTGGTCGTTCTCTCAAGAGGACGATGTGCAAACTGTATTCTTTAGAGAACGATTGGTCAACACTGATCTCTAAAATAAACGATATTTTTTTTGAACAACAAAAAACCCGCCGAAGCGGGTTCATAAAGTGGTCTACATCATCGGTTACTTTTTAGATGCGGCCATACAGTAGCGACACCATTTTGTTAGCCCGTCAGGCTGATTGCTGTTCTTGTCAAAATTTGTTTTGAGCCTGCGCTTTTGGCAGTGGGGGCAGGTTTTATGGTGGCGGTCATCAGAATGTGAGAGATCCATACATGGCGAACACCACTTCGTCAGTCCATCACTACTGTTTGGGTTTGGTCTGAAATGTGAGCGCGATAGAGACTTGTTGCACTTCTGGCAAACCTTGCTCTGGCTGGTGATCTTGGTGACCTTCACCGCCTCTATGGTCACACCCCTTGGCGTGACGTCATGATAAGTGGTTGTCAGGTTATTACCTGCCGCATTGGAAGGTGAGGAGGGCATAAGGGTCTTTTGTTGGGGCGTGTTGTCCGTTACAACCTTCTGGTTAATGTTTGGCGCTGAGCATGGTTGGCCTTTGTTGGCACTCATGAATCTATCAACCCCCTCTTTCTTCCAGTCCATGCTTCGCGAATCAGTTTCCCTAACCCTTTCGTAGGTGACTTGCCCAGTTGGAGTTTTTACTGTGTGACTCTCCCGTATGGTGGTCACATCCTTTGTTTTCGTCTTGTTGTTAAACCAAACGTAGGCACCTATTCCAAGTACGGCCAACAACAGCACATCAGAAACCTCCATGTCTGCAATTACTCCTTATTTTATTTCGCTGCGTCTCAGTTCTGACAACTTACCAAGCACGATAGCCTCACTGGATGTGACCGTGCCAAGCCTGGGATCATCTACACCGTAAACCCACCCATCAATTCCTGACATCGCCCTTAGCAGGCGTGCTTGGCCGCTCTTTTCCAGCCTAATCAGCATTACGGCGCCTTCTTCTGGGGTGCGATCGGCCAGGCTGAATATGCAGATATCACCGGCCACAATGCCTGATTTTGATAGGTGATCGTTTGTGGCCTCGATGGCAATGCTGTGGCTTTGGTTCTCTGCCACCACATACCGCCCGCTATTCATGTTCGGCAGCATATCTGTTGCCAGGTTCCCCACGTCATCCAAGGTCCAGACCGGCACTTTATCCGAATTGAACTGAATGTCGTTCAGCAGATCACCACTGCTGCGGCCGGTGTATAGCCATATGGGATCAACCTTCAGCACCCTGGCAATGGAAATCAGGGATGACACTCGCATTTCACGATTCGGGTTATTGATGGTGTTGCTAATCACGCTCTTGGATAAACCGGTACGGCGCGCAAGCTCAGACATGCTGATATTCAGCTCTTGCAGCTTTTCCTCAAGGCGTTGCCCGAAAGTTTTCATCCATAACCCCTTGTTCTCTTTAGAGACTAAATTGTAATTCCTTGACCGATCACTTTGGGCGACGAAGAAGGTTGACAACGTTCTCTATAGAGGACACCATTTGCATGTCACCATGAACAGGACCCAGACCAATGAAGAAACATGAAGTAATCGGCTATTTCGGCAATATGGCCCGCGCCATGAAAGCGATCGGTATTTCCCGCAGTCTTGCCGTGAAGTGGGGGGAGGTGATCCCTGCCCAGCATGCAGTCAGCTTTGTCATTGCCAGCAATGGCGAGCTGCGGCTGGGACTGGAGGATTACCCCCTGATCAAGGAGCAAGACCATCCTACCCAGCAGGCCGCCTGACCACCGGCCAGCTTTTCCACCCAACATAGAGGACCAACCCCATGGGAAGAGTATCGCTCCCAGATCATGAAAATATGAGCACCCGCTCCCCGCTGAAAGTGCGCGGCACCCCAGCTCAGCGCCAGGTATGGCAGGAAGTAGGCGCCGAGTGTGGCATGACTGAAACCGCATTTGCGCGCGCTTCATTGCTGATCCTGCTCAAGGCCATATCTCAGCACGAGCCCGGCATCTTGGCGAGGGCCGTCAAACGGGCCAATCGAAGCCTGCTCGAGCAGGGATTTCCGCCCGTGACCGTCGAGGAGATCCTGGAGGGCTCCGGCCTGCCCGAGCGCGGCCTGCTCCAGTTCAGCCAAGAAGACGAGGCCGCCTACAACGAGGAGCGCCCGCTGCGCCCCCTGCAAAAACTCATCAACTTTGTCCTCGGGAGGTAACCCATGACCATGCAATTACGTCCGCCGCGCCCGGCATCCCAGCACGTCAGCGATCGCGACAACATCATCCTGAAGTCGGTCATGCACGAGCTGGCCCTAGCCCTCGACGAGCCGCTGATCTCGACCGCGCACGCCGCTGGCACCGATCGCCAAGCCGTTCGCCTGGCCCGCGAGCTCGAAGCCCGCACCCTTGAACGTGCCGAAGCACAACCCAGCGCATAAGCAGCACCTGCCCGCCTCACCAGCGGGCAGCTTAAACACCACAGGACCCAACAATGACCAATTCAACCATGGCCCATGGGGGCCACCCCTTGCTGAACGACCTCAACCACTGCCCACTGTGCGGCAGTGATCTGCAGTCCGGCACCAATGACCGCGCCTACGAGTGCCCCACCTGTGAGTACACCGAGCAGGAGGTGGCAGCATGAGCGCCGTTATCAAATTCCCGGGGCCCAGCGCCCCACACAACCCCCCTCAGAAGGAGGCCCGCGTGGTCGCAGATCTTGATGATGGGTTTACCCGTGTTGCCAATGAGCTGCTGGATGCGCTGATGCGCACCAAGATGAGCGGCACACAGAGTCAGGTGGTAATGGCTGTGATTCGTCAAACCTATGGCTACCGTAAGGCGAAGGATCGCGTTCACACCGGTTATCTGGCCGAGCTGACAGGTCTTCATAGCAATCGCATCAAGGATGCGGTGGTGGAGCTGGAGAAGCGCAACATCCTGAAGATTGAGCGGGGGAGTGGCATCTTCTTCATGGTGGCGGTAAACAAGGTCATTTCTGAATGGATTTCGGACAAAATTGAGTCCAGAGACGCCGCACGGAAATCCGTGAAAGCATCACGGAAATCCGTGAATAAAATCACGGAAATCCGAGATTCGAATCACGGAAATCCGTCCACAACAAAAGAAAACTACAAAAGAAAGGAACAGATAAAGATCTCTTCGTCGAAGAACGCTGACGCGCTCCCCGACGCTGGGGGCGATGAGTCGGTTTCTCCTCCCGCCGAGAAGGTCCGACCCGATGCCGCCATCCAGACCCCTAGTGGCAAATTCTGGGGAACTCAGGACGACCTGACCGCAGCCGAGTTCATCCACGGCAAGGTGCTCGTGGTGAACCCGACGGCCAAGGCCCCCAACTGGGCGCAGTGGGCGAACGATATCCGCCTGATGCGCACCCAACTGGGGTACACCCATCACGAAATCTGCTCGCTGTTCAAGTGGGCCAACCTCGACCCGTTCTGGTCAGCCAACGTGCTGTGCCCCAAGACTCTGCGCAAGCAGTGGGACAAGCTCACCGCCAAACGTGCCGGGGTGGTGCGCCAGCCAGCGCGCGGCGACGAGTGGGATCTGACCAAGACCATGACCGCAGACAAGCTCAACCAGTTGATTCAGGAGGGGTACTGATGACCATGAAACCGTTGAGTGAGGTCCTGGCCAGCATGCCGAGCGAGATCCAGGCCGTGCCAGTTCGCCCTGTTGCCGCCTCCGTGACCGACCGGGATACCCAGGTGGTGAGCAAGTTGCTCGAGCAGCTCAAGGTGATCTTTCCTGCCTGGCTGCGTTCGTTTCCTACCCCGCAGGTGCAGGAACGAGCGCTTCGGGAGTGGACGGTTGCGCTGGTTGAGGCCAATTGCACCAGTCGTGATCAGCTGGCTCAGGGTATGCGGGTTGCCCGATCTCAGGGGATCCCGTTTTTTCCGAGCCCTGGGATGTTTATCAAGTGGTGCGAGATAACGCCGGAGTCACTGGGGCTGCCGACGCTGGATACTGCACTGGTCGAAGTGCGCACCCGCCGGTTTACTCATCCCGCCGTGGAGCTCGCGGCCAAGGCGACGAGCTGGGAGCGCCAGACGTTGAGCCTTGACGCCTACCGCCCTGTGTTCGAGCAGGCCTACGCGCAGTTGCTTCGTCGTGTTGTCGCCGGGGAGGACCTGGGGGCCCAGGTGCGCAAGGGGCTGCCAACCAGGGAGCAGATCCAGCACAGCCCCGAGTTTTACCAACAGACCGGCCAGCGGGGTGTGGAAAGCCTCAAGGCGCTGTTCAAGCGGGGAGGGAAGGCGGCACCGGCCTAAGGGCCAGCGCCTGGGATGGTTAGAGATGTGCAGATCGAGGTCACCCAATACACTTGTGTAGCATCATATAATATTCAAGGCTTGGATGGCGGGGAGATCATGCCTTACCATAACCAAGGGGTATTATCATCCCTCCTGGGCCTTCTGGATCTGCAAATCCCAGATAAGCACTAAGGCGTTCAACAATAGCGGTGGACTCCTGGTGGATTTTACCAATATCTACGCTCCACTTCATGTTATAGAACTTACGCTCTGAAGAAACATAGACGCGAATAGGATAGGCGCGCGGATTGGTTACCTCCCAGTGAGATAGCAAGATGTTGTATAAGGCAATTGGAGCCGGTGGTGACTTGGCGGTGGATATAGAAAGATTTGCTTCATCTAAGTATTCATCGAAGTGCTCAAGCGAGTTGCGGATCTTCACGTTCAACATCTCTGTGAGTTCAATTCCCGTAATTACTTTTTTTAATTCTAATGCTCGCGCTTTTCTGAGACGGAACTGGGGCCCTGATTCACCTCTCAGCCGAGTATCTGGTGTAATGACGAGCTTTTTCAGGTTTGTTGCATCTGATAGAAGTGATGCAATGAGGGAATGGAGATCAGCGTTAACCTGCATTACATAACCAGTGTCGGGAACCGTAGCCTCGGAAAAAAGGCGCTCTGCCTTAGTCTTTACCCCTCTGGCAAGCCACCACAACTCTTGAAAATAGAGCGTCAGCAGTTTCGTATCTTCAAGCTTGAGATCCACGTGCTCATTCATTTGCAACCTCCATAATTTATAACGCCGCGTTCATTTGTTAAGGTGATAAATTGGATGATTTTTAAAAGAATAAATATCATTTTCCCAAAAAATAAAATACTTACAATTCGTTTGTTAGATCCTTATGTCTTGCGCTTGAGACCACAGAGATGGCTGCAATGCAAAGCTGAAACCGCGGTGGAACGCACGCTAGTTGGTGGCAAACGGCTGAGAGCCGCGTCAGTGCTGGTGTTGCGGCATGGTGTTGCATTTGGGGCTGTGGATAACTTCGAAGGGGAGGGCCTTGCCAACCAGTGACACAAGGGGTATCGCGCCGTACCATTGCCAGTGCCGGACCTAGACCACCCGGCAGTTGACCAAAAGGACCCAGACCATGACCAAACCACATACCCGAGATCTATCCATCGCGACCCAGTTGGGGCGCGTGATATCCATCATGAGCGACGGCAAGGCCCGCACCCTGCGCGACATCGAGCGCGAGTGCTGGAGCCGCTACGGCCACGCTGACACCCAGGCCGCCATCAGCGCCAGACTGCGTGAAGTTTGCTGCTACGGCTGGGCGAAGTATTCAAGCAACCAGGTCATCGACGGCAAGCAGGTGTGGCATTACCGCATCGCGCTGCCTCCCACCACCGAGGCCGAAGCGGCTAAGGCGGTGGCTGCATGACTACCCTGACACAAGCCCAAGAGGCCCAATTCCGCGAGCTGGTGATCGCCCAGCATGGTGAGGTGTTTACCACTTCCCGCCAGGTTGCTGAGCTGTTTGGTAAGCGGCACAAGGACGTTCTGAAAGCCCTTCGCAACCTGGAATGTTCACCTGATTTTGCAGGGCGCAATTTTGCGCTTTGCCATGATTTCAGTGAGTTACAGAACTGCAAGCCACTCCCGTACTACCAGATGACCAAGGATGGGATGATCTTTCTGGTCATGGGATTCATTGGCCCTCAAGCAGCCAAGTTCAAGGAGCTCTACATCCTTGCTTTCAACTGGATGGCCGAGCAGATCCGCACCACCCATGAGCTGACCCACTGGCAGCACGACTTCACCAGGCGAGAGGCTGCGTCCGTTGCCAATGGCTCGATGCATGGGCAAGGCCTGGCCCGCCGCCGCATCGAGAAGCATGCTCTGAGCCAGGAGCAGGCAGCTATCCATGCGAAGCTCCAGCTGTGCTTGAACCTGACCGGTGAGGTGGCGGCTTAACCATGGAGCTCACCCTTCTGAAAATGTCCGGCGGGGTGCTTGCCCCGTCCACTCCGGCCGATGCAGAAGCCATCAAGCTGATGCCGATCGGTACCACCATCCTGGCCAAGGGCAAGGGGCGCCGCAACCTGGCGTTTCATCGCCGTTTCTTCGCCCTGCTCAACCTGACTTTCGATTACTGGGAGCCAACTGGCGGCATGGTATCGCCAGCAGAACAGGGGATCCTGTCCCGGTTTGTTCGCTACCTCGCCCAGTTCGGCGCTGGCAACGTGCTGAACAAGGCCAAGGATGAGTTTATCGACCAGCTGGCCAGCAGCCGTATCGAGCGCCACGGTCCCCAGGCTGAGAAGTCGTTTGAGGTGATGCGCAAGTGGCTCACTGTCGAGGCCGGTTATTACACCGTGGTGATGCTGCCGGATGGCGGCATGCGCAAGGAGGCCAAGAGCGTCAGCTTTGCCAAGATGGATCAGACTGAGTTCTCCGACCTGTACCGGGCTGTGTTCGGGGTCTGCTGGCGCTATGTGCTGAGCAAGCAGTTTGCCACCGAGGAGGAGGCTGAGAACGCCTGCGCCCAACTGATGGGTTTTGCCGGATGAGATTCGAGACCAGCCCAATCCGCTCCAGCGACCTGCGCGATGGCGCTCGCGGCCAGCTCTGCAAGATCCAGCTTGCCGGGGTCTGCATAGGTGGCACTGAAACCACCGTGCTGGCCCATCTGCCCAGTGCTCCGCATGGAATGGCCCTCAAGGGGGATGATTTGGTGGCGGTTGAGGCGTGCTGCGCTTGCCATGACGCCATTGATGGCCGTATTGCCTACGACTGGCAGCCCGGGGAGCGTGAAGAGGTTACCTATAGCGCCCTGACCCGTCAGTTGCACAGCTGGGTGGTGCGTGAGCTTGTCAGTGTGAAGGGGGCGGCATGATCCACCTCACCGCCCTCGATGCGGCCCGGTTACTGGGTAGCAGCCCGAAGGTCAGGACCGCAGCCAACCAGGTGCGCAAGGCCCAGCAGGTCACGTCCCTGCACGACAAGGTGCTGGCCCAGCTTGTTGGTTTCCCTGACCCCGCCACCGAGCTGTTGTTCCACCCCAAGCGCAAATGGCGCTTCGACTACGCCTGGCCCACCCGCATGGTCGCCCTTGAGGTCCACGGCGGGATCCACTCCGGTGGCCGGCACACCCGGGGGAGGGGGTTTGTAGAGGACCGGGCCAAGATGAACGAGGCCACCTTGCTCGGGTGGACCGTGTTGGAAGTTACCCCGGAACACATCAAATCCGGCCAGTTGCGCGCTTGGCTGCTCGCCGCCTTCAATCAGGACCAAGACCAGAGGACCAAACCATGACCCACGCTATCGAAATGGCTCTGCGCCTTTTCTCGCCGAAAGGCGCACTACATGAGCCATCGTCTGGTCGCTCCAGCACGCTGGGGAGAGAGGAGTTTCTGGGAGCCCTGCAGGTGGCCGCAAAGAGCAACCCGCAAGGACTTCAGTTCCTGATGGCCGACCACCTGGGGGACGAGCAGGCCATGGTGTCATTGCTGGCGTACTTCAGCACCACGCTGGACAGTGACGAGGCCGGTGGTATGGCGCTCGCTATTCTGCTGCGCCGGCCTCTGCCTGAGCAGATGGATCAGTTGGTACTGTCTCACCCGCACTATGACAAGGAGCGCCGCCGGGCCGCCGTGGTGATGGAGAAAGCCAAGCGAGCTCACCGCGGTGGCAATGACCACGAGTACCAGCGCCTTCTGGCCGAGCGTAACGGGATCTTGTCTCTCGCCCACGACCACTGTGTCGCCGAGATGCTGCAATCCGGCCGCTGCCAGCACTGCAAGGGGACCGGGATCCGTCCCCGCAAGGGTGACGGCTGCCCGAAGTGCCACGGCACCGGCCGGGTCGTGCCACACGTAGAGTTGGTGTCGCGCCGGTTCGGGCAGGAGATGAGGCAGGCCGTAGAGCGTGCTGTTGATGAGGTGATCCACCAGGCGTCAGATCTGGCCAAAGTCATGGGCCGACAAGTGAGGGAGATGCGGGCGGATTAGGCGCGGAGCGTTCGCCGCCGAGCAGGCGCAACCCCATGAATAGACGCAGTGATTGAATATACCCCTCCCCGGCGTTAGTATTGCTCAAAGATGGCCAGAGTCTCCGTGACCCTGGCCTTTTTCATTTCTGGCCCGCCTCGTGCGGGCTTTGTCGTTTCTGGAGGGGCGATGACGCCTGACAAGGATCCACAGAACTACAGCGTGCTCGCCTATCTGGCATTCGGCGGGCTGAGCGTATGGGGAGGGCTTGTGACCTACATACAGACGGTGAAACGCGAGGGAAGGAAATTCCGATGGGCTGAGGCGCTGCTCCAGGTGGTGGTGTCAGGGTTCGCCGGGATGTTGACCATGCTGCTGAGCTGGTACATCGCAGCCCCACTCCCGTTGTGCGGCTTCATGGCTGGCCTGGCTGGCTTGATGGGATCGAAAGCACTGGAGCTGTACGAACGCCGGGCAACCGGCTGGATGACTGGGGGGAAGGGGTAATGAGTATTCGCCTGCAGGTTATTGATGAGGTGATCCAGCGTGAGGGGGGTGACAAGTTCACTGATCGCGCAGAGGACCGCGGCGGCCCGACTCGCTGGGGGGTGACTCAAGCCACCGCTCGCCAGTTTGGCTACACCGGCCATATGCGCGACTATCCAAAGGCTGAGGCGGTAAAGGTCTACACCTCTTATTGGAACCAGATGCGCCTCTCATCCATTGAGGTGATTGATGCCGATCTGGCCACCTACCTGTTTGACTATGGGGTCAACTCCGGTCCAGGTCGGGCAGCAAAAGACCTTCAGCGCCTGCTGAATGTGTTGAACGACAGGCAAAAGCTCTATCCGGACGTGAAAGCAGACGGGGCCATAGGGCCTCGTTCTCTTTCTGCGCTGGAGAGTTACATCAAGGCGCGCGGTACCGGTGGCAAGCGCCTGCTGGCCGAGGCTGTGAACTCCCTTCGAATTGCCCACTGCATCACACTGGCTGAGCGCCAGGAGTCGCAGGAGGCCAATGCCTACGGCTGGCTGAGCCGGGTTTGTAACCTGTGAGGTAGATATGGAGCACATCGTTGAGGTGGTCATCAACTGGATTGTCATCCTGATGGCTGTAGTGGGCGGCGCGTCCATGGTGGTGCAGGGGCTGGCCAAGATCGCGGCCGTCACCCCTTCCACCCGGGACGATGAGGTGATCGGGAAGGTGCAGGCCTTCTTGGTTGGCCTGACCAAGGTGCTGGATAAGCTGGCTATGAACCTGCCGGCTGAGAAAGCCAGGAAGCAATAACATGAACAGCTTGCTCCAACTGCTCGACATTCTAACGGCCCTTCTGGGCCGTTGGCTTAAGCAGGAGAGGGCAAGGGAGGCGCAGGAAAGCCATGACAAGAATCATGCGGACCCACAGGGGCGTTTTGCTGAGCGTTTCGGTGCTGCTTCTGGCCAGTTGCCAGATAGCCCCAAGTCAAACAGTGAACTGCCCGCCACCCACACCCAGGCTGACATGGAGCCCCGCCGCTAATGGCGGGGTTTGTCTTCTGGGGAATCCACAGCCGACTTACTGGACTATCTCGATGGACTGGAGCGATGCGGTGGTTAATGGCGTGACCGTGACCGGGGTTGTTACTCACGTGAGGGAGTATGACGGGAGTCAGGCCCTGGTCACCCTGAATACTGGCGTCTCCGTTCTGGTACCGGCAACTCACGAGCCCGCACCAGGCGACACCATCGTTGAAGGCGAGCTATCTCTCTAAATGGCAAAGACCGACTGGGCACAGCTCAATGCAGAGTTCCTGCAAGAGCATGACGCGACCGGCATCAGTGCGAAAGACTGGTGTGACAGCCGCGGCCTGAACTACAACTCGGCGCGTCGCTATTTGAAATCTCGGGGGCAATCCCCTGCGCAACCTGACAAATCTCGCGTAGCTGCGCAATCTGCGCATTCCGAAGTGCGCAAAACTACGCAGTCTGCGCAAAGTGCGCAAACCAAGGGGAATGAGGCCAAGGCCAAAGGGGGAGAGCGAAGAGGGGAGAAGTCCTCGGCATCCACTTATACCCCGGCCAGCTTGGACCAGAACTCGAAAACCAACTCGGGGCGCCAGCCAGATGGGCGCTTTGACAAGGGAAATCGGGAGTCCGTAGGCAACCAAGGCAACCAGAACCCACCGAATAAGTGGCAACCCGGCGACCGCCCGGCGCTGACCCATGGCGGTTATGCCAAGTTCCTCGATGCCGAGGAGCTGTTCGACCAGGCCCGCGAGCTGCAATTACGCGACGAGCTGGACTTCACCCGGGCTCGCGTCATCTCCGTCACCAAGCTGCTCAAGGGGCTGCAGCAGGACCTGGTCACGGCCAGCGAGATGACCGACCGGATTGCGCTCTACGACAAGATCCTGAAAGCCGAGCAAGCCCTCGACCGCAACATCCAGCGGATTGAGTCCATCGAGCGGACCCTTAGCGCCCTTCGCATCGACGAGGTGAGTGTGCCGAAGATTGAGGAAGATACTCGGCGCATTCGGGCTGCGGCCCGCAAGCTGACCGCAGAAGCCGACCGGCTCGAGAAGGATGGCGGCAGCGAGGCCACGCCTGTCAGTGAGATGGTGACAGAGTTACAGGGGATGGGAACTGGCGGGCTGATGAGCAATCAAAGTTGAAAGCATGATAAAATGTAGGCTGGAAAAATTAGGGTGGAGATGCTTGTCGATGAAAATGGATTTGGCAAATCTGAAGGCAATACTGGATGTCTTCGTGGATAGTGATAAGTCATTTGTGAAGGTTGCTTCAGATATAATCCCCAAATATCCAGTTGGTTGCCTTCACAACTTTTCATTTCACTACCTAATGCTTGTTGAAGAGGGGTATATATGCGCCGCAAATTCTCGTGCCTTGTATAATGCAAGCAAGGCCGGTTTCTCTGGCTTGTCAGACTTACCAGGTGATGATTGCAAACCATTGTATTTTGATGCAGAAGTATCCCTTACAAAGTCTGGTTTTGAATTCGCCTCTGCATTAGGAAAGCCTGATATCTTTGAGAGATTGAAAGAAATATCAAGCGAACCAATTAGCGTCATTAAGGATGTGAGCAAAGAGTTGGCTGTCGGATACATAAAGCAAAAATGTGGAATATCAGTGTAACCACATCACCAACACCAACCCGCTTCGGCGGGTTTTTTTATTGCCTGAGACCCCCCCATGACCGAACTCGAAACCTCCGCCATGACCGAGCAGGAGCAGATGGCCTACATCCGCTTGAAGCTCAGCGATAAGTGGTGGCGGATGAACAACCTCTACATGATCGAGAACGAGCAGGGCCAACTGGTACGATTTCGGCTGCGCCCAGCACAGGAGCTGCTGTTCCGGACCATGTGGTGGCTGAACATCATCCTCAAGGCGCGTCAGCTCGGATTCTCCACGGCTATCGACATCTATCTGCTGGATGAGGCGCTGTTCAACAAGAACCTCAAGTGCGGGATCATCGCCCAGGACCTGACGGCCGCAGGTGAGATTTACCGCACCAAGATTGAAGTCCCGTTCGATAACCTGCCCGGCTGGCTCAAGGCCCAGTTCAAGGTGGTGACCCGGCGCGGCGGGGCGAATGGCGGTCACATCCTGTTCCGGCACGGCTCCAGCATCCAGGTGGCCACTTCCTTCCGGTCCGGTACAGTCCAGCGCCTGCATGTCTCCGAGCACGGGAAGATCTGCGCCAAGTACCCCGAGAAGGCCAAGGAGGTGCGAACCGGGACGCTGCAGGCGATCCACCCGGGCGCCGTGGCTTTCATCGAGAGCACTGCTGAAGGTGTGGGGGGCGACTTCCACGCTATGAGCATGAAGTCCCTCGAGCTGGCCAGGGCATCCGGTGAACTCAGTCAGCTCGACTGGAAGTTCCACTTCTTCGCCTGGTGGCAGGATCCCAAGTATCGCGCCGACGTCCCCGCTTCCGGTGTGGTGATGAGCAAGACCCAGGCGGAGTATTTCGCCGCGGTCGAGAAGGCGATGGATTGCACCATTACCGACGAGCAGCGGCAGTGGTACGTGCTGAAAGAGTCCACTCTGGGCGCCGAGATGAAGCAAGAGTTCCCCAGCACGCCATTGGAGGCCTTCCTGACCTCTGGGCGCCGGGTGTTCGACCCCATCCATACCATGGATGCCGAGGGCGATTGCATGGCCCCGCTCATCGTCTACGACATCGACCCGGTGACCGGCAAGCGGGAGAAGGCTCGCAAGCCTGAGAAGCTGGACGAGCGTGGCCAGCGCTCCCTCGAGAACATGCTGCTGGTCTGGGAGCTGCCAGACCCTGACGAGGATTACGCCATCGGCGCCGACGTGGCGGAAGGGTTAGAGCACGGCGATCGTTCAAGCCTGGATGTCACGGCCAAGAGCGACGGCCGTCAGGTGGCCCACTGGTTCGGCCATCTCGACCCGGGGCTATTTGCCCAACTGCTTGCCCACGTTGGCAGGTTCTACGGCACCGCAGAGCATGGCCCGGCCTACATCGGGCCAGAGCGCAACAACCACGGCCACGCCGTGCTGCTCAAGCTCCGTGAAATCTACCCGACCCGACGCATCTACACCCAGGAGCACATCGACCGGGACCGCGACGACGAGACGCCGCGCCTCGGCTGGCTAACTACCCGGCAGTCCAAGCCGATCCTGGTTGATGGCCTCAAGGCCCTGCTGCGTGCCGGGCAGTCCGGGATCCGCTGGATCGGTACCATTTCCGAAGCCACCACCTACGTCTACGACAAGAGCGGCAGCATGAACGCCCAGGACGGCTGCTACGACGACCAGCTCATGAGCTACATGATTGCCCAAGAGATGCGTGCCCGGATGCCGGCCCGCATCGTCAAACCTGAATCCTTCCGCAAACCCAAGCACTGGATGGCCAACTGATGATCAACGCCCAACCCAAGGCCCCTGAAAAAGGCGGCCTCGATACCCCGCGCCTGCTCAAACTGATGAGCGATATCAACGGCCAGCCGGACTGGCGCTCTATCGCCAATCGGGCGTGTGCCTACTACGACGGCGATCAACTGCCGCCCGAGGTGGTGAGTGTGCTCAAGGCGCGGGGCCAGCCCATCACCATTCACAACCTGATCGCGCCGACCATTGACGGCGTGCTGGGGATGGAAGCCAAGAGCCGCACCGATCTGATGGTGATCGCCGATGACCACGACGACGAGCTGGAGCAACTGGCCGAGGCCGTCAACGCCGAATACGCCGACATGTGCCGCCTTGGCGGACTGGACCGCGCCCGGGGCGAGGCCTATGGCGGCCAAATCAAGACTGGCCTGGGCTGGGTTGAGGTGTGTCGCCGCGATGACCCCTTCGGTCCTCGTTACAAGTTCAGCAACGTCCACCGCGACGAGGTGTACTGGGATTGGCATAGCCGGGAGCCAGACCTGAGCGACTGCCGCTGGGTGATGCGCCGCCGCTGGGTCGATCTGGATGAGGCCAAGACCATGTTCCCGAGCAAGGCACAGGCGCTGCAGTGGGGCGTCAACGACTGGGAGGGGATGGTAAGCCTGACCGCCATCGAGGGGCTGGACCCCAACCTGGTCAGCGCCTATGACGAGTGGAGCCAGTTCAGCGGTAAGGAGGTGGAGTGGTGCAGCAGGGAGCGAGACCGGGTGCTGCTGCAGGTGGTCTACTACCGCACCTACACCATGCGTCAGGTGCTGATGCTGGACTCCGGTCGGGCACTGGAGTACGACAAGACCAATCAACTGCACCTGGCTGCTGTGGCCATGGGGCGCGCCAAGCTGGAGCGCTGCCCGGTGGCCGTGATCCGGGAATCCTGGTTCGTCGGCCCTCATCATCTGGTTGATCGACCCTGCTCTGCTCCCCACAACATGTACCCGCTGGTGCCGTTCTGGGGGTATCGCAAAGACCGCACCGGCGAACCCTATGGGCTGATTGCTCGAGCCATGCCGGCGCAGGACGAGGTGAACCTGCGGCGTATCAAGCTCACCTTCCTGCTGCAGGCCAAGCGCGTCATCATGGACAAGGACGCCACCAACATGAGCCGGGATCAGGTGCTGGAGCAAGTCGAGCGCCCCGATGGCTATATCGAGCTCAACCCTGACCGAGCCAACAAGACCAGCGTGAGCGATGCCTTCAAGGTGGAGCAGGACTTCAACGTGGCGGCCCAGCAGTTTCAGGTGATGCAGGACTCGGTGAAACTGATCCAGGACACCATGGGGGTGTATGCCGCCTTCCTGGGCCAGGGCTCCACCGGACAATCTGGTGTGGCCATCAGCAACCTGGTGGAGCAGGGGGCAACCACGCTTTCCGAGATCAACGACAACTACCGGATGGGCTGCCAGCAAGTGGGGCAGTTGGCACTGGCATACCTGCTGGAAGACATGGCCAGCAAGCGCAACTACAAGGTGACAGTGAACCGGGATGACCCGCGCCGCCGCAAGGCTGTGGTGATTAACGTGGAGCAGGAGGATGGCAAACTCACCAATGATGTGACCCGGCTGCGGGCACATATCGCACTGGCGCCGATCCAGCAAACAGCCGCTTACAAGCAGCAACTTGCCGAGCGAATGACCCAGGCTATGTCCCAGCTGCCGCCAGAGGCCGCCGCTGCCTGCTTCGATTTGCTGGTTGAGCTGATGGATGTACCGCGTAAGGCTGAGTTCGTGGAGCGGATCCGCAATGCCCTGAACATCCCGAAAGACCCGGACGAGATGAACGAGGAGGAGCGCGCCGCCGCCGAGCAGCAGGCTCGGCAGGCCCAGATGCAGCAGGAGCTTGCCATGCGCGAGATGCAGGCCAAGCTGGCCGAGCTGGAGGGCAAAGCCGCCAAGTGGCAGGCAGAGGCTCAGCGCATCGCCAAGCTGACCGACTCCATCCGGTTCGAGGATGCCCTCAAGCAGGCCCAGACAGGCAAGACATTGCAGGAGATGGAGCGGCTGGCCGCAGAGCAGCAGAGCATCCAGGGTGAGCAGGCTTTGCTGCAGGCCCAGCTGTTGGACACCATCCAACAGCAGATCGACGCCATCGCGCTCTGACAGTTGCTTTCCTGACCTGCCAGCGTTACGATTTCCCCAACATGGCCCAGGCTCTCGAGATTGGGCTTTTTTCTTTGATTGAGTTGACAGTCAGTAGCGTAACGGACTCTCTTTGCATATGATTTGCGATGAGTCTTATGACTCCCGTACTTGTTTTAAGCCCGCCCCACGCGGGCTTTTTTTATGGACCAGCCTCGAGCTGGTTTTTTTGTGCCCAGCTCCGGCCGGGGAGGGCTTTCACCGAGAGCCTTCCCCCGCTTGGGCAGCGATACCACCCACTGAAAACCCACGAGGACAACCATGGATAAGAACATCGACAACCTGACCGGCACTGAGAGCCTGGACGAACTGGAAGCCATGCTGGAAGCGATCGAGCGTGAGCCCGATGGCGAGCTGGATGATGGCACTGGCACCGAGCAAACGGACGTACAACCCGCGCCGTCGGCGGGCGAGGTGGCAGCCGGTAACGAACAGGGCAGTACCGAGCAGGGCGGTGAAGGGGTCGCGGAGCCTGAGAAGGTGATCCTGGCCAAGAGCGGTCAACACACCATCCCGTATGAAGTGCTGGAGCAGGCACGCAATGAAGCCAAGCAACTGCGTGAGCAGCTCGCTCAGTCGCAGCAGGCCCAAGCCGAACGGGACAAGCTGGCCGCCGTGTTAGAGCAGAACGGCATTGAGCTGGACACCAGCGATCCCGATAGCATCGATGTCGCTGCTATTGAGGAACTGGCCCAGGACTACCCCGACCTTGGCAAACCGCTGGCGGCCATCGCCCGCAAGTTGCAGAAGTTGGAGCAGCCCGCCCAACCCGCTATCAACCCGGTACAGGCCGCACTGCAGGCGGTACCTGATCTGGTGAGCTGGCGGGAAAAGGACCAGGACCGTTTCGACTTCGCCATCATCGTCGATGAGAAGCTCCAGGCTGATCCCGCGTGGCAAGGCAAGTCGCTGGATGAGCGATTCGCAGAGGCGGCGCGCCGCACCAAGCTGGCCTTTGGTGATGAGGTTACCCCTCCCACCAAGGCACCCGGCAAGGAGGCGGAGAAACCTGCCGATTTCATCCCGTCCAGCCCTTCGGCACTCGGCCAGACCCATCATGCCGCCCCCACTGGAGTGGAGCGCTTTGGCGCCATGTCTCAGACCGAGCTTATCGGCGAGATGGGCGCCATGACGGACGCCCAAATGGAGGCGCTGCTGGAGCAGGCCGGGTACTAACCCACCACCCATTTCAATAAGCCAACCCCGACCACTGTGTCGGGGTTTTTGTTTTCATGTAGGAGAGGACCATGACCCAAGTCACCTCGGCGCAAGCCAACAAGATTTTGCAGGCCGCACTGTTTACGGCGGCCAACCGTTCTCACTCGCTGGTGAACATGCTGACCGAAGAGGCCCCCAAGGGTGCCAAGGTCAACGGCGGCAAGCAGACCAGTGCAGGTGCGCCGGTAGTTCGCATCACCGACCTGACCAAGCAGCGCGGCGATTCCGTGGATATGCAGCTGTTCCATCAGCTCTCCGGTCGCCCGAGCATGGGCGATCAGAAGCTGGATGGCCGCCTGGAGTCCCTGTCCTTTGCTGACTTCGCGCTCAAAATCAACCAGACCCGTCACGGCGTGGATGCTGGCGGCAAGATGAGCCAGCAGCGCACCAAGCACGACCTGATCAAGACCGCCCGCACGCTGCTTGCTGATGGTTACTACGGCCGACTGGTTGATCAGCGCGGCTTTGCCCAGCTGGCCGGCGCCCGCGGCGACTACTACGCGACCGATATCATCCTGCCGCTGGCGGATGACCCGGAATTTGCCGATATCATGATCAACCCGCTGACTGCGCCCACCTACGAGCGCCACTTCTTCGGTGGTGATGCGACCAGCTTCGAAGCTATCGACGCGGCTGACCGCTTCAATCTGGGCTGCGTGGACAACATGTCGCTGTTCCTGTCCGAGATGGCCAACCCCATCCAGCCGATCCGCATGGTGGCGGATCCGTCCGGTGGCGAGCCGCTCTACGTGCTCTATGTCACCCCGCGCCAGTGGCACGACTTCTACACCTCCACCTCCGGCAAGGATTGGCAGGCGATGCTGGCTGCCGCCATGGAGCGCAGTAAGGGCTGGAACCACCCCATCTTCCGGGGGGAAGGGGCGATGTGGCGCGGCATTCTGGTCAAGCCCTACAAGGGCATGCCGATCCGCTTCAACCAAGGCAGCACCGTCAAGGTGTGCGCCGCCAACTCCGCGACCGGCGTGGAAGTGGACAAGGTAGCAGGCACCACCATCGACCGCGCCGTGCTGCTGGGTGGTCAGGCGCTGGCTAACGCCTTCGGCTCTGGCGAGCAGGGCGGCTCCTTCGGCATGCACGAAGAGAAAACCGACCACGGCAACAGTACCGAGATCTCCATCAGCTGGGTATCCGGCCTGCAGAAGATCCGCTTCAAGCAGCGTAACGGCAACATTCAGGACCATGGTTGCATGGTGCTGGATACCGCCGTCAGCGCCGTCGCGCGCTAATCCACCCACCAGAGCGAGGGGGTTGATACCCCCTCCTGTTGATATCTGACCAGATAAGGAGCCATGTCATGGCCAAAACTACCCTGATCGCCCGAGCTTACCGCTGGTTTGTTGGTTCGTTCGGCAACCTCTCTATCTCCCCGACCCTGGTGGCCAAGCTGGCGGCTGTGCCGTCAGGCGACGTCATCGCGTTTGGTGACAAGGTGGAGCCCAACCTGAAAGTGGTTGGCGCCACCCTCATCAGCGGCGCGCTGGGTGCCAGCACCACGCTGACCGTCAAAATTGGCGACACCACCATCATCAACGCCGAAGGCACGGCAACGGCGGTATCCAAGTATTTCCCGGTGGACGATCTGAAAACGCTGCCCGACCAGGAGATCACCCTCACCGTCGGCGGCGGCGCTGCGACGGGCACCGTCAAGCTCAAGCTGCATTACGAGGTAGTCGGCAACCTGTAAGGCTGCCGATCACTGTCCGCCCGGCCCTGTGCCGGGCTTTTTCGTTTCTGAATAGGAGTCATCGCCATGAGCGACAAGATTGCCGTGGTTTACATCGGCGACAAGCCGAGCAAGAAAGACACCGTGACCGGATCCCGCCTGGTGTTCCCGCGCCATACGCCCGTTGACGTGGAGAGCCACATCGCCATGCAGCTGCTGGAGTTCCCCACCGTCTGGGTCAGCAAAGAAGCGCTGGCCGGCACGCTGGAGCGACAGGAGACCATCGCCAAGATGGAGGCCGAAGAGCAGGGGCGCCTTGCTGCCGAAGCTGCCCGCCTGGCCGAAGAGCAGAGCATGGTGGTTGGTGAGCGCGATCTGGCCAAGATGACCTCTGCCCAACTGGCCACCCTGGTGGAAGGGGAAGATCTGGATATCGAGCCGCAGGGCCCGCAAGAGAAAGTGCCCGATTACCGGGTGCGCGTGCGTGATGCCCTGAAGGCCAAGCTGGCAGAGCAGGGGGAATAGCATGCAGATGGTGTCGCGTGAGCAGTTCCTGCCCACTGTCAGGCTGCACATCACCGGCCCGCTCGAAGTCATGCTGGGTGAGGCCGTCACAGAGGCGGCCATCACGTTCTGCCGGGAGTCGGCCTTGCTGACCCTTGACCGACTACTGCCAAGCGCGTCAGCCGGCAGCCTGGTGGAGGTCTGCAACATCAGCGGGATGACATCGTGCAATGTGCTGCACCTGACCGGAGAAGGGGGCGCGCCATTTGTCAGCGGGCAAGACTTCTTCGCCATGTCGGCCAATGAGCTGAGCATCCTGACTGATCTCAGCGATGCGCGGATCTGGTATGTGGCTGCTCCGGTCAAAGGCGCCACCGATCTCCCAGCCCAGCTCTACCACGATCACGCCGATGCCATTGCCCATGGCGTCGCAGCCTTGCTCTATGCCCAGCCAGACCGCCCCTGGTCTGACCCTAAGCGGGCAGGATACCACCGGACTGAGTTTGTCGAAGGTTGGCGTCGCGCTGGCCGGTTCCGCAAAGAGCACAGCGCCCCGACCCAGGTCGAATTCCACAACCCGCCCCGCAAACACACTTTTTTCTAAAGGACTCCACACATGGCAACCGTTACCGTTGACTCGATCCTGAAGCGGGTAAATACCCTGCTCAATGATCGCACCTGGGTTCGCTGGCCCAAGCAGGAGCTGTTGGACTACTACAACGATGCCGCTAAGGCGATCGTGTTGATGCGTCCTGACGCCCACACCAAGAACGTTCAGTTCAACTGCGCCGCCGGTACCAAGCAGAGCCTTCCTGCAGATGCCCTGCGGCTGATAGAGGTGCTTCGCAATGCCGACGGCAAGGTGATCCGCTTCGTACCGCGCCGCGCGCTCGATGACAGTTACCCGGATTGGCATGCGGGCAAGGATGGCACCAGTGTGGCGGCCTACACCTACGACGATCGGGACCCCAAGAACTTCTATCTTTACCCAGGCCCGGCCGCCGCAGTGAAGGTGGATGTGATCTACTCCGTGGCGCCGCAATCCAAAGTGCTGACGGATGTGGAGAATGCTGGCACGCCAGCACTGGCCGATCTGGATGACATCTACATCAACCCGCTTATCGACTTCATCATGTACCGGGCCTTCTCGAAGGACTCCGAATACAGCGCCAACTCCAATCGGGCTGTCGGCCACTACAACGCCTACCTGCAGCAGTTGGGTGAAAAGACCCAGGTTGATGCCAGCCTGGAGCAGCGCAAGACCGAAGGATTCTCCCGCGTGACCGGGCAGTAAGGAGGCAGCATGGCAGGAGTGTGGAAGCGTGACGGTACGGTGGCCGTCACCAATGGCAACAAGAAGGTGACCGGTACCGGGACAACCTTCGCAGACACCAAGAGCGGGGTGGCCAAGGGCCACCTTTTTTGTATCACCAGTGGCACCTCGGTGGATTTCTACGAGGTGGACTACGTGGTGTCCAACACGGAGCTGTATCTGGTGCAGTCATACCGTGGCTCCACTGCCACGGGCAAAGCCTACGAGATCATCACGACTTTCTCGGATTCCGTCCCTGAGTTCGCCCGCCGCCTGACCGCCACACTGAGTGCCTATCAGCAGCAGAGCGATGCTTTTCAGGCGCTGCTGACGAGCACTGCCACCACTGTTGAGGTGACTGCACCGGATGGAACCAAGCAAACACTGATCCCGTGGAAGCGTGTGACCAGCGAGGGCGAGGGGCAGACGGCCCGCGCCAAGGTCGAAGCCGACCGAGCCAAGACAGAGGCGGATCGCGCCGCTGCGGCCGCCAATGCCACGGCCGAAGCCGGGACCGGCTCGCTGATGCGCGTGGGCGGCCCCGCAATCCTTGACTCGGAGCGTTACTCTCTGGAGCGGGCAACCGGCGGCAGACAGACCATCATTCGCGACAGCGCTGGCAACGCCAATGCTATGTTCGTGCTGCCGCGCTTCAGCTACGCCGACCTGGGCATGACTGCCGATATGGGCACTGGCGATGTGACGGCGTTCGATTTTGGCAGCGGCAGCATCAAGGGCGAGATATTCATCGGCGCCTATCTTGCGTCCGGCTCCGGCGCTGTCAGTGCGCCGCGCCAAGATCCCCGCGCATCACTGGACCACACGGCAGCGCGTGCCGCCTGCGCCGCGAAGGGCGCCGGTTGGCATCTGATGACGGCGCACGAATGGGCGGCAATCGCCCTGTGGTGCATGGCCAACGGCTACGAGCCAATCGGAAACACCAACTGGGGTCGCAGCCACGCCAAAACCTGGATGGTAGGCGATCGGGCCGACAATAGAGCGCCGGGTGATGCAGCCGGCACGGGGCGAACCCAGACCGGCTCGATGGGGTCCGAGGCGACGCATACTCGCACGCTGGGCGGGATTGCGGATCTGGTCGGCAACGTCTGGGAGTGGCAGGACGGGTTCCTGCTGCAAGACGGCCGTTTTAAGCTGTCCTCCCACAACACCCAGGCCGAAGTTGACTGGGCGTTCGCTGATGCGTTTCTTGATGCGTCAACACCAACCGGTGGATCGGCCATCCTGTCCAACGCAGTCAACAACAGACTGGGAGCCATCGGAGACAACGCCAACGCAGGCAACTCAGCCAACGTAGAGTGGCGAGCAATGACAAAATCAGGCAGCTACGTCAGCAATCAGGCGATGAAGCGGCTGCTGCTGGAGCCGGCTGGGGCATTGCCGCAGGGGCGCATCTATATGCGCAATTTCGGCGAGCGACTCCCGTTTCGTGGCGGCCCTTGGTACGGCGGGTCCAACGCTGGCCTGGCTGCGCTCAATCTGAGCAATTCACGCGTGAGCACGCTCACGGACATCGGGTTTCGCCCCGCCTTTGCCTGAGCCTTGCGCCTTGGGTTTTGTTGGCGCCACGGTAGTGGCGCTTAATCGGTTGAGGATGCCATGGATAAACAACCGCTCGTTATCGAGCAGCGGATCCGCGACATGATGCAGTATGGGCACATCGCCCTGCGCCAGTTTCCGAAGTCAGAGAAGCATGTGTTGGCGGCCGAGATCAGGACCAGCATGTTGACGCTATTGCGCCTCGTCATTACGGCGGCGAAGCGCTATCACAAGAAGACCACGCTCACCGATCTCGATGTCGAACTGGCGGTGTTGCAAAATCAGATCAGGCTGGCCAAAGACCTGACCTATCTACCCATCAACAAATATCAGCACTGGAGCGGTCTCAATCTCGAGATCGGCAGGATGATCGGCGGCTGGCTCAAATACGAGCGAGCCGCCTAATCATGGGCTCCGACATCATGCGACTCCCGTATCGTGGCGGCAATTGGAACAACGGGTCCAACGCTGGCCTGGCTGCGCTCAATCTGAACAATTCACGCGTGAACACGAACACGAACATCGGGTTTCGCCCCGCCTTTGGCAGCAGCCAGAAGGCAACACCTCACGGGGCGTTGTCCAGTGCATTATCAAAGGGATGTCGATGCCTCGGCTATCGCCGAAAAACTGAACAGGCGGCACCGGTGCGCCGGGCTGCCGACTTTAAGGCCATCATGTACGACCAAATCATATCGTTTGACAATCTGCACCAGGCTGCCCTGCGCTGCCTGTGCGGAAAACGCACCTCGCCCGCCGCCCTGCGCTACATGCAGCGCCTGGAAGAGCACCTGCACGACACCCACAATCATCTGCTGCACGACAGCTATCAGCCCGGCGGATACGAGGAGTTTTATGTTTTTGAGCCGAAACAGCGCCTGATCTCGGCACCCCGCTTCGTGGATCGAGTTGTCCACCGGGCGATCATGAATGTACTGGAGCCAACGCTTGACCCGCGCTTTATATTCGATAGCTACGCCTGCCGCAAAGGCAAGGGGGTACATGCCGGGGCAAACAGGGCACAGCGCTGGATGCGGGCGATCAGGCAAGCTCACGGCCCACTATTCTGCCTGAAGGCGGACATCAGCAAGTATTTCGCCAGCATCGATCACGCCCGCCTCAAGGCGATCTTGCGCCGCCACATCCACTGCGATCGCACGCTCAGGCTGCTCGATGCCATTATCGACTCGAGCCCAGGGCGGCCGGGTGTCGGGATCCCGCTCGGCAACCTGACAAGTCAGCTGTTTGCCAATCTCTATCTCAACGAGTTGGATCGCTACGCAAAGCACGATCTCGGCATCCGGTACTACATCCGCTACATGGATGATTTTGTGGTGTTGCATCACGACAAGGCGCAGCTGCAGACGTGGCGGGCGCGCATCGAGCAGTTCCTGTGGAGTGCGCTGCGCCTGACCACTAACAGCAAGACCCAGATATTCCCGGTTGGGCCGGATAACGGCAGGGCGCTCGACTTCCTCGGCTACCGCATCTACCCCACCCACCGCCTGTTGCGCAAAAACAGCATCAAGCGCATCCGCTACAAGCTGCGCCGCTTCAAACGGGCGATAGCGGCAGGCAGGCTAACGGCAGGCGACTGCCGACCATGCATCCAATCGTGGTGTGCGCACGCCGCGCATGCAAACACCTGGCGGCTGCGCTGCAGCCTGTTTAACATTTCGAGCGAGGCAAATAGATGAGCTACTTATATGACGGCGAAACGCATGACAACTACGATCCCGCCTTTATGGCGGAGCTGGGAATGAGTGAGGAGGTCATAGACTCCGTGCTCGCCCAGCACAACTATGAGCTGACAGAGGGGCAACTGGCGCGCCGCCAGCGCGCCTACGTGGCGGAGTCCGACCCCCTTTTCTTGGAGTGGCAATACGACAAGACAGCAGCGGCCGAGCAGGCATGGCGCGACAAGGTGGCGGAGATCAAGCTGCGCTACCCGGTGGCCCGTGGGGCGGAAGAGTGATCGTCCGTCTCGAGCCCATCACGGCGAGCGTGGTCGCCGTGCTGCTGCAACCAGCCAAGTGAGCCTTGCCTCCTGGCGCTGTCAGCGTTAGGATTTACCCATCATGGCCCCGCTCTCCCGAGTGGGGCTTTTTCGTTTCTGCCTCTCCGAGATCCCCATGCCCGTACTCGATATCGTCACCATGCGAGGGACTATGCCGCGCGTGGAGCCACACCTCTTGTCTGATGAAGTCGCGGTGATTGCGCGTGACTGCCATTTTGACCATGGCGTTATCTCCCCGCTGGAGGATGACGCCAGTGCTGGTGTGGAATTGCCCATCGTGCCTACCACCATTTTTCACTATGGCCAGCACTGGTTTGCCTGGAACAAGGTGGTGGAGGCCATCCGCTCCCCGATAGCTCAGGACTCGTATGGTCGGGTTTACTACACGGATGGTGAGTATCCCAAGGTGACTCATGCCCAGATCGCCACAGGCGGCAGCAACAAGCCGACGGCATGGTATCGGCTAGGCATTCCAGCCCCAGGTGTTCCGGTCGGGATTGGCACCATCACCCCACCTGTTGGTGGTGTGGATGATGACCTGACAGATGACGAAACCCGCTTCTACGTGGATACCTTCGTTACTGCGATGGGTGAGGAGGGGCCCCCGGGCCCTGTCAGCGGAAAGGTGAATATCGGGATCCCAGGGTCATCCGTCACCTTGATGCTGAGCCCACCGACAACCCAGAACAGTAACATCACCAAGCGCCGGATATACCGTTCAGTGTCCGGTGGCGGCTTGGCTGATTACCTGCTGGTCGCCGAGCTGCCCATTGCCCAAGCATCGTTTGTCGATATCCGGGAGGATGGGGAGCTGGGCGCTGTGCTGGAGACCTACGACTACACCATGCCGCCGGATGGCATGCGCGGCTTGTGTCAAATGGCGAATGGCATGTGTGCGGGGTTTGCTGGCAACTCCCTCTACCTGTGCGAGCCTTACCTTCCCTACGCCTGGCCGGAGAAGTACCGGCTGACCACTGAGCACGACATTGTGGCGATCGCTGCCATCGACACCACCTTGGTGATTGGGACCAAGGGGTACCCCTATCTTGCCCAGGGTGTGAGCCCGGCATCGGTGACCACCCAGAAGCTCAGCCAACTGCCGCAGTCCTGTGTCAGTGGTCGCTCTATGGTTGCCATGGATGGGGTGGTGCTCTATGCCTCCCCGGACGGGCTGGTCGGTATCGGCGCCAACGGTGGGCAGGTGGTCACCGAGCAGGTCATCACCAGAAAGCAGTGGCGCGCCATGAAGCCCGAGACCATGCGGGCATGGCACCACGAGGGAAAATATGTGGCCATGACCGACACCCACGCATTCATCTTTGACCCGAAAAGTGGCGACTTGCGTGAGCTGACGAACCGGTGGGAGGCGGCTGTATCCGATATGGAGAGCGATTCACTCTACATTGCCAAGGGGCGCAGCTTGCAGATTTGGCGCGGCGGGAGCTCCAGCAATGGTCAGTTCGTCTGGCGGTCCAAGCCATTTATGGAGCCAGAGGGTTCGTCTTTCAGCTGCTGCCGGGTGTTGGCTCAAGATGTCGGTCAGGTCGGGATCAAGTTGTTCGTTGACGGGGAGCGGGTGATGGAGCTGTCCCCTGGCAACCTGGTGCCCGGGGCGTTCAGGTTGCCGCCAGTGCGGGGCCGGTTCTGGCAGATAGAGGTCTTTGGCACCTCGGTGGTGAGCCGCATCACCCTCGCGAGCAGCATGGCGGAGATGGTGAACTGATGGCCAAGAAACCCGCTTATCGCGCCGGCCGTGACCAGGCCGCAACAGCCGAGAACGTGGAGCTGCTCACCGGGCAGCGTGGCGATCGCCTTGATAAGGCAGTCACTTTCCGGGAGCTGGCGGCATTGGGGCTGTCTACGCTGCGCTCTGGTGCTGGCGGAATTTATGTTCCCGGAAAGAACCCAGACCTTTTCCCTCCGGGCCAGATGGAGTTTCCCCGCGCCCCGGTCAATGTGATCGCCAATGGCGCATTTCACACGGTCCTTGTGGAGTGGGATCCGCCTCAGTACCGGGGGCATGCTCACGCTGAGATATGGCGAGCTGAGAGTGACAACCAATCCGATGCCACCCTGGTGGGCACCTCATCTGCCAACCTGTTCTCTGATGCCATTGGCAAGGGTGCCACGTTTTACTACTGGGTGCGCTTTGTCAACGGAAAGGATGATAGGGGCCCCTTCCAGGGCATGCAGGGCATCGTGGCGGAAACCAGTCGGGATGTGCAGGACATTCTGGACGAGTTGCAGGGCAAGATTGAAAAGAGCCACCTGGTTCAGTCGTTGCTCAACCCCATAGAGGATGTTCCTCAGCTCCAGTTGGATGTGTCGATCCTGAAGCCTAAGGTTGATGAAATCGAGGTTATCCGTCCCAAGGTCGCCGCCATCGAGGGCAAGATCCCCAGTATTGAGCAGGACATTGCGATCCTAAAGCCAAAGGTCGATGAAATCGAGGTTATCCGTCCCAAGGTCGCCGCCATCGAGGGCAAGATCCCCAGTATTGAGCAGGACATTGCGATCCTAAAGCCAAAGGTCGATGAAATCGAGGTTATCCGTCCCAAGGTCGCCGCCATCGAGGGCAAGATCCCCAGTATTGAGCAGGAGTTGGCCGGGCTGGATGAGCGCCAGAAGGTAGCTCAAGAGCTGCTGGATGATGCCCAGCAGCAACTGGGGATGTCGAGCATTGAGATCGGCCTAGTGCAGGATCGCTTGAATGCGAAGCTCGATAAGTACAAGGGTGATTTCGACTCGTTCCGCGATGCGGTGTTTGTCGTGGATCCAGAAAGCGGCAGCATCACGATGGATGCGGTCAATGCGGTGCGAGAGGAGCTTCACTCTTCCATTACTGGAGTTCAGCAGGAGCTTGATGCCGTATCAGGGCAGATCACCAGCAAGGCGGATAACGTCACGGTTGATAGCCAGGGGCAGCGCATTACCGAGGCCGAGCAGCGTATCAACGGGCTCGATGCCAGCCTGAGCCAAACCGTCACCCGGGGGGAGTTCACAGGCGAACAGCAGCGGGTCACCCAGATCGGTCAAGAGCTTGATGCGACAAAAGGGGTGCTGGCCCAGAAGGCGACACAGCAAGAGGTTGACGAGCAGGGCGAGCGGCTGGCCAACGCGGAAAGCAAGCTGACGGTACACACCGATGAGCTGAGTTCACAGGCGCAGCGCCTTGATGGGCTGGCGGCCCAGATCACCCAGGGTGACGAGACTCTTCGGGCCAGTATCACTGAGCTGGCGCGCGTTTCGGCGGAAAGCGATCAGGTGACCACGCAGCGGGTCAGCGGGCTCGAAGTGAGGGCTGGGGCATCAGAGGCCAAGATCCAGGCGCTCGAAGAAATCTTCGCGGATGACGGTGGTATTACTGCTGGCCGATTCGACGCCATCACGGCAGAACTCGAGCTGCAGCGAGGGAATGATGACGACAACGCATCTGCTGCGATCGATGGTGCCCTGGCCGTGGATGAGCGGGATCGGGAGACGCGGAAGGCGTTCGGGGCCATCCGTACAGAGCAGAGGGTAATCCTGACGGAGCAGCAGGCCCAGGCTCAGCGCACAGCAGACATGGAAGTGAAGTTTGAAGCGAAGGACGCTGCTACCCAAGCCAGGATCTCGTCGGTTGAGAAGGTGACCTCTGATGCAGACTCGGCGCTGGCACAGCGCATTGATAACGTCACAACGGAGTTCAAGGCGGCTGATGCTCAGGTCAATGCCGATATCCTGTCGCTGGCGCGGTCGAGCGCCGCCGCGGACGAGGCCCTGTCCTTGCGCCAGGACCAATTGGCTGCGACGTTATCAAGTGCGACGGCAGATCTTGCGGCGAACATCACCCAGGAGGAATCAGCCAGGGTCACCGCAGATGAGGCCATTTCGAGGAGAGTGTCAGAGGTTGAAGCGCAGTTCAGCGGCGACCTTGATGAGGTGAATGCGAGGGTTGCGTCCGAGGAGCTGGCCCGAGCGAACCAAGATGAGGCGCTTGCCCAGCAGATCAGCACTGTCGATGCGGCGTTCAAGGCCGCCGATACGGCGCTGTCTGCATCTCTCGCTGAATCGAGCAAAGCCATGGCAGATGCCGACCGAGCGCTGGGGGAGCGGATCAGCACCCTTGATGTGACGGTTGGAGAGAACTCGGCCAGCATCACAGAACTCCAGCAGGCCGTGGTGAGCAATGAGGAGTCGCTGAGCCAGCGCCAGGACAAGCTGGAATCAGAGGTAGATGTTGGCGCCGCCAGCCTGGTTGAAGGGGCTCTGGCCGGGGATGAACGCGACCGGGAGAACCGGAAAGCTCGCGGCGTCATCCTCCAGCAGCAGAGCACGCTGGCGAATCAGCAGGAGGCACAGGCCAGGACGATTGAGCAACTGACCGCTGAGTTTGATAGCGAGAATGGGGAGATCAGGGCGCAGATCACCAATGAGCAGTTGACCAGGGCGACGGCTGATGAGGCGCTGTCACAGCGGATCAGTGTTGTTGATAGCGAGTTCAAAGCGGCGGACGCCGCGACGAATGCTGCGATTGCTGCCGAGGAGCAAGCAAGGAGTGATGCAGATAACGCCATTGCTGAGCGTTTATCCACGATGGATACAGAGTTCAAGGGGGCGGAGCAGGCCCTGGCGGCCAGCATCGATGAAGTGTCCCGTGTTAGTGCTGAAGCAAACCAGTCCCTTTCTGAGCAGTTGAGTCAGGTGAAGGCCACAGCAGAATCGGCGGGCACCGCTGCGGCAGGAGCCCAGAGTAGTGCAAACCAGGCAAAAGAGGATGCAGCGGCTGCTGCGGGGATAGCCAATGGAAAGGGCAAGGTGCTCATTCAGTCGGCAGCTCCAGCAGTAGCAGATCGGCTTGCTCAGAATCTCTGGATTGATACGACCAGCGGCACCAACACTCCGAAGCGGTGGAGTGGGTCAGCCTGGGTTGCAGTAACAGACAAGGTTGCGATCGATGCAGCTCAAGCCGCAGCCGCAGCTCAGGCAAGCGCTGATCAAGCCGCACAGGGTGTTGCGAGAAATACTGCTGCCATCAATGACGAAGCGAAGGCGCGGGCTGATGCAGATTCAGCCATGGCGCAGCGCATTGATAGCGTCACGGCGGAGTTCCAGGCAGCTGACACCCAGGCGAATGCTGATATCAGGGCGCTGGAGCAATCGAGCGCATCGGCGGACGAGGCGCTATCTTTGCGCCAGGATGAGCTGGCAGCTGCGCTTTCGGATGCGACGACAGATATTGCGGCGAACATCACGCGGGAAGAATCAGCAAGGGTTACTGCCGATGAGGCCATCTCGAGGCGGGTGTCTGAGGTTGAAGCGCAGTTTGGCAGCGATCTTGATGAGGTGAATGCGAGGGTTGCTGTCGAGGAGTCGGCCAGGGCGAACCAAGATGAGGCGCTTGCCCAGCAGATCAGTATTGTTGATGCGGCGTTCAAAGCTGCCGATACGGCACTGTCTGCATCTCTCGCTGAATCGAGCAAAGCCATGGCAGATGCCGACCGAGCGCTGGGGGAGCGGATCAGCACCATCGATGTGACGGTTGGAGAGAACTCAGCCAGCATCACTGAGCTGCAGCGGGTCGTGGTGAGCAATGAGGAGTCGCTGAGCCAGCGCCAGGACAAACTGGAGTCAGAGGTAGATATCGGCGCCGCCAGCCTGGTCGAAGGCGCCCTAGCCGGAGATGAGCGTGACCGGGAGAACCGGAAGGCTCGCGGCACCATCCTCCAGCAGCAGAGCACGCTGGCGAATCAGCAGGAGGCGCAGGCCAGGACCATCGAGCAGCTGACGGCAGAGGTTGATGCCGAAACGGCAGATCTGAAGGCGCAGATTACCAATGAGCAGTTGACCAGGGCGACGGCTGATGAGGCGTTGTCACAGCGGATCAGTGTTGTGGATGCCGAGTTCAAGGCGGCCAATGCGGATACCAATGCCGTTATCAGCGCTCTTGAACAATCGAGCGCATCGGCTGATGAGGCGTTGTCCTTGCGCCAGGACCAATTGGCTGCGACGTTATCAAGTGCGACGGCAGATCTTGCGGCGAACATCACCCAGGAGGAATCAGCCAGGGTCACCGCAGATGAGGCCATTTCGAGGAGAGTGTCAGAGGTTGAAGCGCAGTTCAGCGGCGACCTTGATGAGGTGAATGCGAGGGTTGCGTCCGAGGAGCTGGCCCGAGCGAACCAAGATGAGGCGCTTGCCCAGCAGATCAGCACTGTCGATGCGGCGTTCAAGGCCGCCGATACGGCGCTGTCTGCATCTCTCGCTGAATCGAGCAAAGCCATGGCAGATGCCGACCGAGCGCTGGGGGAGCGGATCAGCACCATCGATGTGACGGTCGGAGAGAACTCGGCCAGCATCACAGAACTCCAGCAGGCCGTGGTGAGCAATGAGGAGTCGCTGAGCCAGCGCCAGGACAAGCTGGAATCAGAGGTACATGTTGGCGCCGCCAGCCAGGTTGAAGGTGCCTTGGCCGGGGATGAACGTGACCGAGAGAACCGAAAGGCTCGCGGCGTCATTCTCCAACAGCAGAGCACGCTGGCGAATCAACAGGAGGCGCAAGCCAGGACTGTTGAACAACTGACCGCAGAGTTTGATGCCGAAACGGCAGATCTGAAGGCGCAGATCACCAATGAGCAGTTGGTTCGATCAACGGCAGATGAAGCCCTGGCACAGAAGACATCTGTGCTTGAAGCGCAAATCGAGGGGGTGGATCAGTCCCTCTCAGCCAGTATTGCCGAGGTGGCCAGGGTCAGCGCTGATGCTGATGCCGTCATGACCGAGAAGCTGAATCAGCAACAGTCCACAATGCAAACGGCGGATGCTGAGCTTTCTAGTCGCATCAATGAAGAGGCAACCACCCGGGCTGATGCCGTCGAGTCGCTGGCCAGTCAGATCCAGCAGGTAACGGCAAACTATCAGCAGGGAGATCAGCAACTCCAAGGCAAGATCACGGCAGAGTCAGTCGCCCGTGCCGATGCGATGCAAGCCCTCGGCAGCCAGATTGATACGGTGTCTGCTGTTGCAGGTAGCAAGAATAAAACGTTCTTCCAAGCCACTGCCCCAGGGTCTGCGATGGGCACCGGTGATCTGTGGTTTGACACAGCCAACAACAACAGGCCGTATCGTTACAGTGGTACTGCTTGGGTTGCCACTGACGACCCGAGGATTGCAGCCAATGCCGCCGCCGTTCAACTCCAGAGCCAAGCTATTGCCGACTTGCAAAATGGTGCCCAGGCCATGTGGACAGCGAAAGCCAGCGCGGGCCAGATCACTGCCGGGATAGGGTTGATTGCAAGCTCAGACGGCACGAGTCAGGTGGCTATCTCTGCCTCTCAGGTGTTCGTATTCGACCCGAATAGTTCAACGCCCATGGCGCCGCTGTTTGCCATCGACAACGGGCAGGCGGTCATTGCCGAGGCCATTATCCGCAAAGCCACCATCCAGATCCTGAACTCTGAGAAGATCACGGCTGATTATGTGAAGGCCGGTGTGAGTCTGTCAGCGCCCATCATCAATGGCGCCGTTATCGACATGGGCAACAGCTACATGTCTGGTGGGGCAGCCGGCTTTGGGAAGGGGGGGCCATATGGTGGTTGGTCATGGACGTGGCATACGATCATCTATGCCGATGGCTCGCTCTACACTGACCGTTTATTCGCCTCGAACGGATCATTTACAGGTACAGTCAACGCCAATGCAGGCACATTCCAGAATGTCACCATCGAGGAAACCTGCAATGTGAAAGGCACTGTCTATGCCAACAAGATTGTTGGGGATGTGCTGAGTGCTAAGGTTGTCAGTGCGAACTCAACAGACAGCGCAGGGAGTGGTCATGTAGTGGCATCGGCGTCCGTAAAAGGTTCGAGGACTCATGCCGCAAACTTGTATTGCCTTGGGGTAACAGTTGAGGTGTATGCGTCTGGTGGATATCGGCCAGGTGGTAACGATCAGGATGTGCCGGCGACCATATCGGGCCGCCTCGTTCTGACAAATTCAGCCGGGGGCATCATCGCGACAGCCCCATTCAAGGTGAGATCAGGAAGCAACATTTCAATTGCCGCAGCCAGCCAATCGATAACAATCCAGGGTGGGTTTGACGCTGGTACTGGCGCGGCCTCCATATCCTGCGCGGTCATCATAGATTCTCAGTCTGCGTCATACGGCGGTAGTGCAGGTGTTAGGGTCCCCGCTCAAAGCATTGCATTCTGCTTGCTACCCTCAGGGAGCCAGTTTAATTGATGAAAGCCGCTCTGGGCCGGATAGGAAAATCGGTAGGAGAGCCCAGCCTACCAAGCAACATCGCCAGCGCCTGCCGTCAAAAGCAGGCGTTTTTGTTCTTGCGTGGTGATGATGGGTTTGTGCTCAAGCCACAGGCAGAAGATGGCGTGATCGGCGTCCTGGTCTGGGTGGGGTGGGGGGATGGCGGGGCACCTGAGCGGCACCTGCCGGAAGTGAAGCGCCTGGCACGCCTGATTGGGGCGCGCTGGCTGCGCTTCCACTCGGCGCGTAAGGGGTGGCTCAAGGTGGCGCCAAAGATGGGGTGGGTACGTCAGCCAGACGATGCTGACGGCCTGCTGTATTTCAGATCAACCTATGAGGTGTAGGTGATGGGTAAGGGTGGCTCGAACGAAATTCAGGAGACCGAGGCTCAGAAGGCTGCGGCCAGTGTGGCCATGGAGCAGTGGGATCTCTACAAGAACGAACTGCAGCAGTATGAGGACCTCTTCATGGAGAAGGTGGATGACCTCAACAGCGAGGGGGAGTTCGACAAACTGGCGGGCACCGCAGCGCTTGGCACCGCGAAAGCTTTTGGCGAGGCCCGAGCTGGCTTGGCTGATTCCATGGCGGCCAGTGGAGTAGATCCAACCAGCGGCAGGTACCAGGAGGTAATGGAGGGACTGGCAACGGACCAAGCCCTGAGTCAGACCGATACCACTAACCGCGCACAGTCCAGCCAGCAGGACAAGTATGTTGCTGGGCTCAAGGATGTGGTGAGCATTGGCGCAGGGCAGAAGGCTGAATCGCTGGCTGGTATTGGCGATGTGGCCACGACCAGCTTGCACAAGGCGACCAGTGATGCACAGAGCTCTTACCAAAGCCAGCAGGCGACGGCTGGTTTGGTGGGAACCATGGCAGGATCCGCCACCTCGTATGGGCTGGCCAGCCTGAAAGCGCCGGCTGCAACGGAGATCAAGAAAATCAGCCCGACAGCATCCGTGCTGCAGGGTAAGGGTTACTAAGGGGGTTCCATGGGTTACGCCGCAGACACTTACGCCAAAATCACCCGAGAGCAGTACCAGGACTGGAAGACACGCTTCTACCCCAAGCAGCAGGAGTTGATGGAGTTGGCCACCAACGATCAGCTTCTGCGGGAGCAACTTGGACGGGTGGATGAGAACAACGCCAACGCGCTCCGCTCAGCTCAGCAGGCTACGGCCAACCGCAATGCGCGGATGGGGCTGAGTACCAGTAGCAATGCCAACGATAACAGCCAAGGGCTGCGCATGGCGCTGATGACGGCAGGTACCGAGAACGGCCTGCGTGAACAGGAGCAGACCCGGCAAATGGGGATCCTGACCGGCGCGGATGCTGGGATGCGTGAAGCAATCAAAACCGGAGGGGGTGTGTGATGGGGTACGGCATTTTGGATATCGGCGGTCAGACTCGCCAGCAAGGTCTGGCAGGCCTGCGCGATGCGGCCAACAGAGAGTCGGAGATGGAGGCTGCCAACAAGAGTCTCAAGACCGCTCGCAAGGGGCAAACCCTGAGCACCATCGGCACTGGCGCATCGATGGGCGCCATGTTGGGCATGGCGGGTTCACTCGGTGGCCCTCTGGGCGCACTGGCAGGTGCTGGGGTTGGTTTTCTGGCAGACAGCTTGTTTTAAGGAGGCATGATGAGCGTATCGGGATTGGCGGAAGGTTTTCTGGCTGGCTTCAACACCATGGACCGTTATCAACGTGGCCAGAAAGAAGATGAGCGGATGGATAAGGCCATGGGCCTGCGAGATGCCATGTGGCAGAACGAGCAGGAGCGGCAGAAAGTGGCAGATGAGCGCTACCAGAGCGAGCTGGCGTACCGCGAGGGGCGCGATAAGCTGGCTGATGCCAAGTATGACAGGCAGTTCGCCCTCACCGAGCGTCAGGTGAAATCTGCAGAGGCGCGAGCCGGTGCTGCTGAGCGGCGAGCGGCGGCACAGGAAGCTCGGCAGCAGCAGGAGTATGAGTGGCAAAAGACACTGCGGGACAAGCAGCTTTTCCAGCAGGAGAATCTGCCAATTTACCAATCTGGCTGGCAACTATTGCGAGAGGGTAAAGACCCTGGAGAGCAATTTTGGGCGGCAACTAAGGACGAGCGAGCAGGTCTATTTAACCCTCATCGCTGGGTGGAGCCGGGTGCACTTGACAAATCTACCTACGTAGTCAAACACACCGGCAATCTTATGAATTTGCTCAAAGATGGCAAATTGGACCCCAGCACGCCGGAAGGGAATGCACTGATTAATGACGCTAAATACCTTGAGGGAATGGACTATTTGTATCGGGATGAGGTGCGTAAAGGTGTGGGAGATATAGATCCCGCCAGCGGCAAGACCATCACCGATAAGAAACTGGCGAATATGATGATCACCCCTGATGGAAGAGGCTTGGTGTTGGGGGTGGAGGTCACCTATAACGATGGCAGCAAGGATGTGCGCCCAGTAACGAGTAACCGAACTTCTGCGCCGGATGACCACCCCAAGGTGATACCCATCAATGACTTCCTGAAGCCTGCCTTCCAGCGAGCAGCTTTAGTAAAGGAGATTTCCTCCAAAGCTGGCGACATAAGTAGATGGATAGGCCTGGCGGCCGGGCCTGATCAGGGTGGCTACAAGAAGGCGGTCACCGAGCTGGAGAAGCAGCACGGCCAGAACAGGGCGCGCATCTCTGCCAGCAACGCAGAGGATAAAGACTTGCAACTGGATGCGCTGGACGCCCAGCTGGAGCAGAGCAAGGCGGCGTTGGCCGACACCTTCGGCATGACTTCCAAAGCTGAGGAGAAGGAGGCGGGGGCCCCTATCAAAGAGTGGACTGGCGGCGATCCCGAGCGCCTGCAGTTCGTGAAGGAGGCCAACCAACATGGCAAACTGAGCAGTCTGCTGGATTCCCCGGCCAAGATGAACACGGCCTTTGAGCTTTGGCGCCAGCAGGCGGCCAAACAGCGGCAGACTGAGCAGGCTACCGTCACGGCCAATCGACTCCGTGACACGGAGACCAACGCCTATCAGGCAATGAGCCTGGCCCAGGCTCGCCGATAGTTGCCTTTCACCTACCCCAGCGTTAGCATCTCTCCATCGTCGATCAGTCTGCATGCTGATCGCCCCATCTCAAAAGCCCCGAACGGTTCGCCGCTCGGGGCTTTTCTTTTGCTCGAAATCCGAGGACACCATGGACAAACCTGGACTGCGTGACGCCCTGCCACAACCGCGACAATCTGACACTCGTAATGACCCCTTCTGGAGCTCGCTCGATAGCAGCCTGTCTGCCGCAGCGGCTGCAACACCCCAACCATCCGAGCCTGTAGCCAAACGTGATCTTGATGTCGGCCTGGGCGATGTCGCCCGCGGGGTGGGCGCTGGCGCACTTGATCTGGTGGGCGGCATTGGTGAGCTGGCACGGCAGGCAAGCAACTTCGGCAAAGAGAATGCCGGGAAGCAGGGGGGCGACTACCTAGAACAGGCTCGTGCCAATATGGCCAACAAACTGAGCCCGGTTCTGGATGTGGTCGCAGGTGCAGGTGATCTGGCCGCGTCTGGGGCGGAATCACTGAATGATGGGATGAGTGCTGACGCCAAGGAGGCACTGGGACGCCGACTGGTCGATGAAACGCCAGAAGGCCGGTTGACCCTGGGGGATGGCGCAGGGGATATCGATGTCTGGGCGATGAAAATGGCGCAGGGCGTTGGCTCTTTGCTACCGACACTCGCCGCTGGCGGGGTGACTGGGGTGGCCGCCAAAGCCTCTATCGGCCGGGCTGTCACTGCATCCATGGTCAAGCGTGGCGCGACCCAGGAGGTAGCCGAAGCGGTCGCCGCCAAGGCAGTATCCAAAATTGCCACCGGCGCCGCTGTGACCACCGGGGCGACCGGATCGGTTGGCAGTGCCGGGGTGAACACCCGCGACACTGTGCTGGGAATGAGCTTTGACGAGCTGGCGGGCAGCGATACCTTCCGCCAGTCGTTTACTCGCATCGACCAGGATCAACAGACCGCCCATCTCTCTGATGAGGAAAAGCTGGGGCTGGCCCGTGAGGAAACGGCCAACTTGGCCAGCCGAGCCACTATGAGCGACGCCAAGGTGTGGGGAGCTGCCGCCATGGGCTCCATGATGGGCGACGCCATGCTGTTCAAGATGCTGGCTGGCAAGGCAGCCACCGGTGGAGTGCTGAAAGGTGCTGCCAAGGGTGCGGCAGGTGAGGGTATCAGCGAAACCCTGGAGGAGGGGGTGCAGCAATACGCCGTCAACGAATCCCTCAACGAGGTGGCCGCCGCTGATATCGACCCGATGAAGGGGGTCATGTCGAGCGCGATCGAGGGTGGCTTGATAGGGATGGGGACAGGTGGTGCGGTAGGTGCTGTCGGTGGGGCGCGAGGCGGTAAGCATGCCAGCCAGGAAGATGGCGTTGGGGCCGATCTGGTTGCAGAGCCTTCCGCGCCGGTGACGGAGGAAGCTGCTGGTCCGACAGTGGATCCGAACTTTGCATCTGTTCCACTGGAGGACGGCGAGCAGGCGCCCTCCGCCTCGCAGGCCGAGGGAGATCTGAACCCGCTCGGTCCCAGCGGCAGCCAGTTTGACGAGCTGCGTGATGTTCCCGCCTATCTGCGTCAAGACGATACCGCCGATCGCTTCAAGGGGATGGCGCAGGATAGCGACGTTCAGCGAGCCTTGGCCGGTGAGTACGGGCGGTCGGTGCAGGATCTGGTCACGGCCCAGATGCAGGCTGGCGACCAGGGCAAGAGCCTTTATGAACTCGCCCAGGCTGGGGATCTCGGGGTTGACCCGTTCGCAGGAAACAAGAGCGCCCAGCAGGTAGCCATGGAGAACCAGCGCCCAGCCCTGCCGCTCAAGGATGTGATCTTCGCCGGCGATGCGAATGCCAAACCCGTGGGGGAGGCTGTTGCAGCCCCAGGGGATCATGATGACCAACAGGCAGGCCCTGGCCCGCAGTTTCGAGGTGGTGAGCGCACCCGTTGGCAGAACGGGCAGGAGGGGGATCTGCTCCCGCCTGAGGCTGCCACCGCCCACCCTGCCGGCGAGCTGCCGGGAGCCGTGATCGATGGCGAGTCCCGCGAGGTGGGCACAGAGCTCCCGCACAGCGATGTGATATACGGCGCCGATAACCGCCAGCCGGATGCAACCCATATCAAGGATGATGCGCCCGCCAGTGCTGAGCCCGACTCCATTTTGGGCCCGCTCAAGACCCTTCGCATTACCCGCAAAGGCAAGCCGTTCGCCAGTGAGAAAGAGGCTGCCATGGCCAGCCGCAAGGGCAAGGAAACCCCGGTTCCCCTCAAGGGTGGTGGTTTCGGCGTGGCAGAGATTGCCGAGATAGAGCAGGTGAGGGCCGAACAGCCCACCCCCAGCCAGCCCCAACAACTCGCACCGGCCGTCGATACCGGCTACCGGGATGTTATCCCTTCCAGCGAACAATCCGAGGTGACCCATGGCCAGCCTACCCCGATACCTGCAATCAGCAGTGAGCGACCAGGTGATCAGCCTGGAGCAGGCGATCCGGTTGCAACAGGTGTTGGACAAACCACTGCCGAACTCGCGGAGCGAGCTGGACCCGGAGATCCGGCAGATGGCGCTTCTCTTGCACCTGTACCTGTCACCCAACCAGGAGAGGAAAATGCACTGACAGCCCCGGCACCTGCCGGGGTTGCTGTATCTGAAGAGGTGCAACCTGAGCAAGCTCGCACGACTGCCGGGCCAGCGGCGGCACCGACACCCTGGTCGGGGATGATCGATAACCCTGACGGCACCATCACCCTGGAAGGGGAAGTGGCGGCCCTCAAGTCGTGGGCGAAGGATAACGGCGTGAAGGCGATCCCGGGCAAGGGTGGCCTGGTAGTGTCCACGACTTCGGTAGCGAAGGTGCGACAGCTCACCACGCCTGCCACCAGTGAACCGGTGCGGCAGATTGAAGCGGCCCGCGCCGAGATAGCGCCGGAGCCCACCGAAGCACAGAAGGAAGCGGGGAACTACAAGAAGGGCCACCTCACGCTGCAGGGGTTGGATATTGCGCTCGAAAACCCCAAGGGATCCACCCGTTCAGGTATTGACCCGGATGGCAAGGAGTGGCAATCCACCATGGCCCATGACTACGGCTACATCAAACGCACCCTGGGGGCGGACGGTGATCATGTCGATGTGTTCATCGGTGACAAGCCGGATAGCGAGACGGTCTATGTGGTGGACCAGGTTGACCCCAAAACCGGCAAGTTTGACGAACACAAGGTGATGATGGGCTTTTCCGATGAGCAGGCCGCCCGGGAAGGCTACCTTGGCAACTACGAGGCGGGCTGGAAAGGACTGGGTGCCATCAAGGCGATGCCGGTGGAATCGTTCAAGCGCTGGGTGAAGGAGGGGGATACCACCAAGCCAGTCGCCAAGAAAGTCCGCATGTCTCAGCAGCGGGAGGGACTGTCCGCTGACGATGTGGCTCAGATTGTTTCTGACTTTAGACGTGAGTATAAAGGGGCTCAGTCACTCGACTTTATTGTTGGTCAAACTCAAGAGGACCTTTATGGACCAGAAGGCAGCCCCGAGCAAATTGGATGGCGGGATGGGGGATACCTCCCCGGCAAGCAGCAAGTCCACCTCATCGCAGACAGCATCACCCGCAGAGCCGGGCGTCAGGGTGTTCACGAAGGCGCAGGGGGAGAAAGAGGGGTATCTGGAGATCCCCGTCTTTTACAGCAGAACAGACCTGCGCCACGAAATGAACAGGGTATGGGAGGAGTTGAAAGAGCAAAAGCGGAAGTCGTCTCTACGTTACGTCATGAGGTCCTGGGTCACTATGGCCTGGACACGTTTACGCCTGAAAATAAGCAAGCTCTCCTCCAAAAGCTGAGTGATGCCAAAAGTGAGAAATGGCTTGCTCCTGCCTGGTCAGAAATCTCCCGCCCGGAGATGTATGGCGATAAAAGTGAGCAGCACCAGGCGGAAGAGGTGTTTGCCCACCTTACTGAAAACGAGTTGCCGTCGCGCACCATCCAGGCATGGAACGGTATCAAGACCGAGTTCTCCCGCATGTTGCGCAAGGCCGGTTTGGCAAAGGGCCCCATCAAGGAGCACGAGCTCGATAGCCTGATCCGGGCTGTTGGTGAAGGCATTCGCAGCGGAAAGCGCACCCGCCAGAACATCCGCACGGGCGAAGAGGTGATCGGCAAGCAAGCCGATGAGCCAGCCAAGGATGACAAGCCTGAAGGCGTAAGCCGCTTCTCAAAGCAGGCAATGGCACAAGGGAACAAGCCGGCCAAGCACCTGACCCGTAAAGAGGCCGCATAATCCGCTTCTCAAAGCAGGCAATGGCACAAGGGAACAAGCCGGCCAAGCACCTGACCCGTAAAGAGGCTGAGCTGGTTTCCCATGGTTGGTTCAAGCAGTACCGGGGGGCGAGCGGCATCAAGGTACAGATCCACGCCACCCAGGGGGAGCTTGAAGGGGCCCTGGGGCTGGATGCCAAGGAGGGATTGATCCGCCGCGCCGCGTTTGACGACGATGCCGGCACCCTGCACGTTGCTGCGGACACCATTTCCGACCCCAAGCGGATGCGCGAGATCCTGCGCCATGAGGTGCTGGCCCACTATGGCCTGGCCAACGTCCTGGGTGACGGGGAATATACCAAGCTGATGAGCCGCCTCATCGGGTCCCAGAAGGACCCCAGCATGAAGCCGGTGTGGGACTGGGTAAACACCCATTACGCCGATGAGGACATCGGCACCCAAGCCGAGGAAGTGGTGGCCCACCTCGCCGAGCTGGAGCAGGGGGCCTGGGGCCGTGGCTGGGATCGGGTCGTGGCCTGGGTCACCCGGGCGCTGCGTGCGGTCGGCTTTGTACCTGATGGCATTACCGCCGCGGAGACGCGTTCCCTGATCGAGGGGCTGGGCAAGAAGTTGCAGCGTAGCGGCCCAGACGACAGCGGGCCGGATGGCGGCAAGAAGTTCAGCCAGGAAGCCGAGCGGCCAGCCCTGAAAGGCGGCATCAAGATGAGCCAGGCCAGTACCGCAGCTGATGCGGCCATGGAGAAGCTCAATCTGGGCCCCAAGCCCGACATCATCGACAAGACCAAGAGCAGCCTGAACAAGCTCCGTCAAGTTGACCGAGGCGTGGTCAGCTCATGGATCGATCGCGTCATCAAGAAAGCCAACACCGAGGTGCTCGACGCGCTTGCCCCCATCAAGTACGCCGAGGAGGCTGCCGGAATTACCGATGCTGCTGACTCCGGCTATGTGGCGGCACGGATGGCGACGGGGGCCGCCTCCACCATGCAGGCGACCATGCTTTACGGTTTGCCGGAGTGGAAGGATGGGGTGATCCAGCGCAAGGCGGGCACCGGCGAGAAGGATGCGCTGCTGGGAATCTTTGCCGACCTGGGAGCTGACCTGCACAACTGGCTGGGCTGGATGGCCGGCCACCGGGCCGAGCTGTTGCTGGCCCAAGGGCGTGAGAACCTTCTCGACGCCCAGGACATCGCTGCCCTCAAGGCTCAAGGTAAAGGCAAAGAGGCCAAGTTTCTTGACGCCAAAGCTCGCTGGAATCGGCTCAATGCCGCCACCCTGGACCTGGCACAAGAAGCTGGGCTCTTCACCAAAGAGGCCCGGGCGGAGTTCGAAAGCGAGTGGTACATCCCCTTCTTCCGTGAATCCGACGATGGCGATGTGATCGCTCCCTTCAAGCCGAGGGGCATTGCCAACCAGAACGCCGGTATCAAGAAGCTCAAGGGGGGCGATGCCAACACCAACGACCTGCTCGAGAACATCTTCACCTCCACCTCCAAGCTGATCGACGCGTCCATGAAGAACATGGCGGCCCAGAAGACGGTTTGGAACCTGGCGGATACCGGCATCATCGAGGTCATCCCGAAGCCAAACAAGATGGATTACCAAGCCCTTGCCAATGGCAAAGACAGGATCATGGTCAAGCTGGAGGGGGAGGACTACATGATCCGGGTTGAGGATCCGGACCTCTATCGCGCTATGACCTTCTTCGACCGCAAGCCGTTCGGCGCCATGGTCAATGTGGCGGCCAAGGCCAAGCGCATCTTAACGGCTGGCATCACCGCCTCCCCCGAATTCATGCTGCGCAACTTCCTGCGCGACTCCCTCTCCAGCTGGGCCATCAGCAAGGATGGCTTCAAGCCGATGATTGATTCCATCAAGGGGGTGAAAAAGACCCTGACCATGGACGGCAGCACCATTGACGTGATGTTCAGCGGAGCCTCCTTCCTGGGCGGCTACGTAAATGGCAATGACCCTGAGGCCATGGCCGATACCGTGCGCAAGTCGCTACGCCGCAAAGGAATGACTCCGGAGCAGATCGCTCGCTACGAGAAGAGCATCATCCGGAATGCGGCGCAGGCCAAGGGCATCATTGCTGACGCATGGGAGAAATACAGCAGGTTGGGTGAGGCGGTTGAAAACGGTAACCGTGAGGCGGTATATGACGCTGCCATCAAGGCCGGGAAGAGCCACGCCCAGGCGGCGTTCGAGTCGAAGGACCTGATGGATTTCTCCATGCTGGGTGCCTCACGCACCATGCAGGTCATGACCCAACTGCTGCCGTTCTTCAATGCCCGGGTGCAAGGTCTAGGCAAGCTGACCCGCGAACTGCGAGACAACCCGAGAGCCATCGCCAAACGTGCAGGCATGATCACGGCTGCGAGCCTGGCTCTGCTGGCCGCCAACTGGGACGATGAGCGATACGAAGAGCTGCCGGATTGGGACAAGGATGCCAACTGGCACTTCTTTGTCGGCGATCAGCACTTCCGGATCCCCAAGCCGTTCGAGATTGGCGTGTTGTTCGGCACCATCCCGGAGCGCATGGTGCGCGCCATGGGCGACAAGGACACCGGCGCCCAGTTCGGCAAGGCAGTTGCGCGGGCGATCGGCGATACCTTTGCCCTTAACCCGACCCCGCAGATCGTCAAGCCACTGGTAGAGGCCACCTTCAACTATGACACCTTCCGCGGCGGCCCCATCGACGGTCCGCAAGACCTGAACGTCCAGGCAGAGGCGCGTTACAACGAGCAGACCAGCCTGCTGATGCGCGAGCTTGGGGAGCTCACTGGCTTCTCACCCAAGCAGCTTGAGCACCTGGTCATTGGTTACACCGGCACCATGGGCAGCTATGTGATGGCTGCCGCTGACGGGCTTATCCGGGCTTCGCGCCCTGGTGAGTCAGCAAGCTGGCGCGCCGACGAGATCCCGCTTGTGAAAGCGGTGTATCGCGGCACTGGCCCTGCAAAGTCCACCCAGCACATGGAGGAGTTCTACCGGATGCTGAACGAGGTGAATCAGCTCAAACGCACTGTTGACCAGTACCGCAGCGAAGGGCTGACCGACAAGGCAAACGAGCTACTGGAAGAGCAGGGCGGGATCCTGAAGTCGCGCCGAAGCCTGAGTCGAACCCAGCAGCAAGTGCGTGTGGTACGCAACAGGATTGAGCTGATCCAGCGCGACCGCACACTGACCGCAGAAGAGAAGCGCCGGCGCATCGATGAGATGCTGGCCCGCCGTAATGACCTAGTGTATCAGGCAGTCAACAAGAACAAGTCGAACTGGGAGTGATGCCCATCACCTCTTCCTAACAAAAGACTTGAATGGTAGAGGGTCACTCGAGTATAACCACATCAATCAATGACACTATAGGTGGTGTCATCTATAATTGTTGGTAGTGGAAGATGACAATAGATGAAGCGATTGAGTCTTTCAGGCGAAGGAAATCAAGTATTGCCTGCAATGGAAAAGATGGTCTATTGATGGTGCTGGAGTCGTTTGGGTTTGAACACCGAGCTGGGGATACAAAAGGGCACCGTGTTTTCTCACATGATGAGTTCTCGGCTAAAACCGGCTCCTATGTATCTCTCACTATCGATTGTGGCCATAAGCCCAACAGACAGATGAAGATCCCTTATGTATTGAAAACAATACGCTTTTTAGAAATGAACAAGGCTATTTTAGAAGAGATTCTCAAAGAGAAAAATGGTGAAAAACATGATAAATCCTGAAGAGTACACTGTTTCTGTCAGGATGGAGTCAGTTGATGGCGAAAGAATGTATGTCGCCAGAATCCAAGAGCTTCCTGACGTTGAAGAGTATGCAGACACGGCAGCGTTTGCTAGGGAATTGGCCTTAGATAGTATTCTTACAATACACAGAATTTGTGTAGAAAAAGGCCTGCCTTTCCCTGAACCAATTAAAATTTCAGTGCCAGATGTCAGTGGTCGGGTCACTTTACGTCTGGCAAAACAATTGCATGCAGATGCAATAAAAATAGCATCTATTGAAGGGATAAGCCTTAATCAATTTTTGTCTAATGCAATTTTAAATGCAGTTACTTATGTTAAGACTGTAGATGTATTTAGGCAGTCGATTGATGATTTGGTCAAAAAGACCGAAAGTAGATTATATTCTTCATATAAGACAACAATAGAGAGGAAGCGGTTGTCTGATACATATGAGTTTCATAGCGGACGTGTATTTCGCGCTTTAATTAATACAAAGCTTGATGAAACGGTAAGCGAAAAAACAATTGGTATATATCATGCTTCTATTGATTTAAAAGAACAAGCAGTGAAAACAACGACTGCAGTTGAAAGGGGCATGAAGTTTAAAGAGGTTGTATTCCAATGATGAATTTCTTCGGCTCTGTGAGTTTAGATAGCGTATTAATGAAAAGCATGTCATTTAATATTAATGATGACATTAAGGCAGAGAATGGTCGAGTCGCTATCAACCATGAAATTGTTTTAATGAATCCGAAGGATATGGAACAGGAAAGTATTGAGTTTGTAAAACTAATGGTATCCTTAGACCTGGATGGGTTAGATACTAATGATAATTCATTTTTTACATTGAAGAATACTTATGAAGCATATTTTAATGTTATTAACAATAAGCATTTCTTCACCAGTGAGATCAAAGAACGCTCACACTTTTGTTTCTTATTAATATACCCTTATATAGTTGAAGATATACAGCAAACATTAAAAAGAGCTGGTATTGAAGGGGTCGAATTAGCACTAAGTGCAAGCCCAGAAGATATGGTGCGCGAAGAATTATAATTTTCTGATTCCTAATCCAAATTAGAAAGGCCGAGCTCAGTAGAGATCGGCCTTTTCTAATTACTGCTAGCGATAGGATGCATGATGTTGGCGCTAAAAGCGTTCAGTGTCAGCTTCACCCTGGCACTGATACCTTTTGCAGCAGGGTGTTGCTGTTTCAGCAAATCCAGCCGGAGCGATCTGGATGACTTTATGCTTGCTATGTTTGGATTGATCTTATGAGAAATGAATCGGCTGTATAATAGAAAATTGTTCAAAGCTTATCTTCACAAATAGCTCTTAGAATAGAAGGGTTGATTGAATTTGCAACGGATTTATTTGAAGAAAGATAGCCGATAATGTTGTTGCCTTGAACAAGCATTGGTGGGTTTATTGACATTGAATTGAATGGAGAATACATTCCAAACTTTCCGCCAAAACTACCATACTCATTCCAGATTGAGCTTGAAGAATATTTGCTTCCGTAGTCACCGTAATCATTAAATATTGATTTGCTATTAAACTTGTTATCTATAACACCTAGGAACGTATTGCTACTATCTTGGGCAAGTACATACGCACCACGAACTATGTTGCAAATGTCTGACGAATTTGCTGCACTTGACCATGCAAGAAGGAAAAACAAAGTAAAGGCTAATTTTATACTATTCATTTGTCTACCCATTTGAACGCTACGCATTAAAATGATTAACATTTTCACCTATTAAAAAATACTTTACTTGTGCCTAGCTACAATAAAAAACATGGTAAGCATACGAAAACGTATCAATCGACACAGATATCATATCATGCTCTATCTGTGGACTAAGACATTGAGGTGCATCAAGTTTATAGTCCCTCCACAATAAGATGTTTGTCACTTCATAAGACGGAGTATGGCTTGATTGCTCTACTGAGTCGATGTTGTTCGACGTGCTCTAACAGATTATCCCACTCTTCCTGCAAGGTTGAATACATCAACTGACCATCGGTGCTCCAAAGATCTGGGGATGCTTTGATGGTTTCCCAGATCCTGAGCTCGTCGTAATCCAGAAGGTCGGGTCGCGCCAGAGCGAGATTAGCCAAGCGAATGGACTCATCGGTTGACCATAGCCCATCAATCACCTCTAAGAAGTTTTCACCTCGTTCGGTATCGAAGATGGCTTCGGTACCAGCACGCTCGACCGCCCACTCTATCACCCCAGTGATGGTGCGTTTCTGCTGCCTGGCGAGTAGATCAATCAGATACTTAGAACGTGGGTCTAGCCTCAATGAAAGGTTTACGCTTGTTGTGTTCTTCTTAGTTTTTTTCTCGATAGCCATAATTGGTCCTAATGTGCTGATTGGGATAGGAATCAGCATTTTTCAATGGTTGCAAGTATTTACCATGCAGCGCAGGAGAGTCAAAGCACATCGTTTCACATATGGTATTGAAAAATCATTGCATGAGGTGATTTGTTGGATTATCTTCATCATGTCGAAACGACAACCAAGAGAGGAACGAAGATGGCGAGCGAGAAGAAAAAACCAATACAGATACGCATGACTCCAGCCATGATCACGGAGTACAGCGAGAATGCAGACCAACATTTCAGGACACTGGCAGCAGAGGTGATGTACAGACTGGCAGTCCTGGATGCACTGGTAAAGAGGGGAGAGGTAAATCTGAATGAGTTTAAGTTTCAGTAGGAAAAGTTCGACCCAAGCTGCGCCAACAGCTCGGGTCGAGAGATGTAAACCAAGCACGCAAATGATTGGAGTTACTATATGACTATACAACAACAGTATCAGCAAACCAAAGTTATTGGCAGGGCCGCGAATCAGTCCATGGTCGTGCCGTTCCGTGGCGACAACCTCTATCTGGTCGATCACCAAGGCGAACCCTATGTTCCAATGAAGCCGGTGGTTGAGGGGATGGGGCTGGCTTGGCAGGGCCAGCATGCGAAGCTGACAACCAAGTTCAGCAAAGGTATCAAGGAAATCGTGATACCTTCAGCCGGTGGCAATCAGACCATGACCTGCCTTCCACTCCGCAAGCTGCCGGCCTGGCTCTACTCGGTTCAGCCGGGCAAGGTCTCCCCCGAGATCCGCGAGAAGGTGGTGGCCTATCAGGAAGAGTGCGACGAAGTGCTGTGGCAGTACTGGACCACCGGTAAGGCCGATCGCCAATCCGTCAGGAAGGCTGCCAAGTCCTACTTGCCGGAATACCGTCAGGCACGGGCGATCAAGATGACCGCAGATGCCATTACGGTGGCGCTCTCGGTCATGCCCAACCTGAGCCAGGAGGCAAGGCAAACTGCGATGGCGACGGCCGTCAACACGGTGGTTGGTGACAACATCCTTCCTCTTCCGGTGCTGACAGAGCGTTACTACACCGCCGGAGAGGTGGGTGAGCGGTTTGGTATCAGCGCCAACAAGGTGGGCCGCATCGCCAACGAGCACAACCTGAAAACCGAGCGATACGGGAAGTTCTTCTTGGACAAATCCCGCAGCTCGACCAAGCAGGTGGAGACTTTCCGCTACAACGAGGCGGGGGCTGAGGCGGTTGGCGTCATCATCACTGCGCTGGAAGTTGGGGGTGCGGCATGAGCGACAGCAATGTGGTTCCATTCCCGTCTGGCGGAGAGCCAACCAACGAAACGATTGAGTATCTTCTTGAGATTGAAGGGCTTCTTGAAGATGCAAAGTTGTTGACGTCAGAGTGCGCCATTGCCACCGCTGATGAGCGCAGCGAGGGGTGCAGGTCGATGGCAAACAGCAAAATCGATGAAGCTCTCATTCATATAGAGTGCTGGATCAGCGAGGAGAGATTTAGCCTGGGAGGTCTGCAATGAGCGCCGCCCAACTACAGGTTGAGTTGAATGCCCTGCTGGGGGAGCTGGAGGTTATCGACCTCTGCCCCCAGGAACGCCGGGCGCTTGTTGACAGGATCCAGCGCATGATGCCTGACAAAGTTGACTGATACTGATGGGGCTGCGGCCCCATTTTTAATACCCAAATCAGTCCGAAAATGATAAATTCAAGAAATGCACTGTATGGGTATACAGTATTTCACAGTCGAGAGACTGGGAGAGCTAGGAGGAAATCGGATGGAATCACTGCTAAGCGAACTGGAAGAGTTTGTTGAGACGCTGGACCTGGCGCCTGAGGAGGAAAGCAAGATCGCGCGCATTCTAAAAAAACTTCGCGATGAAGCCACCGCGTCAGTGTGA